AAGTGAGTGCTTACAAATATTATGAGGAAAATGATGATAGGGAGGAGAAGATGAATCACCACAATACAGTCGGTTTTGACAATGAGCAAACAAAGAAATATGTTCAAGATCTCAATAAGAGATTATTTGACAAGATGGAACGTAGCACACAGGCGGGTTCAGAATCCCATTCTAAAATCAACTATAAATACAACGAGGATAAGATTCTTCAAGAGATTGCCGAATATATCGACGGCACATACGGCGAACATTATTCCAAAGGCAAGATCCAATCAACAGAAATCGCTATTGATCGTGGCAGAGGATTGCACTTCTGTCTAGGTAATGTTGACAAGTATTCAGGTAGATACGGTCAAAAGGGAACTCCTGAAGATTGGCGTAAGGACCTAATGAAAGTCGTTCATTATGGTATCATCACCCTCTTTATCCACGATTTAGAACATAATAAGGAAGATTGATCGCAAGAGATCATAATGGCAATTTTGCAAAAATGGAGAATAAATAAATATGGAAATTAGTGTTTCAATCGAGGAACTTCGGAAGAAGTCTATATTCTGCGGAGTCCCCATGTATGCGGGCCAATGTTTTGGGAACTTCACTAAGTCATCAAATGATCTAACCGCACTAGGTGCCCATTATGGCATCAATATTCGGTTCTACTATCTTTTCAATGAAAGCCTTATCACTCGTGCCCGTGCTTATATTTGTGATGAGTTCCTTCGTTCGGACTGTAGCCATCTGCTATTCATTGACTCTGACATTTCGTTTGATGCAAATGATGTTATTGGTATGCTTGCACTTATGACGGATGAATCCGAATATGATGTTCTGGCTGCTCCATACCCCAAGAAGTGCATTTCGTGGGAAAAGATCAAGCAGGCTTGTGACATGGGTGTAGCCGATCAGGATCCAAATGTTCTAGAAAAGTTTGTTGGTGATTATGTTTTCAATCCAGCAGGTGGCAAGGCATCGATTCGTCTAGACCAACCAGAAGAGGTTCTAGAGTCTGGCACAGGCTTTATGATGATTAGTCGTAAGGCACTCGAAACTTTTGTCGCAGGACATCCAGAACTGATGTATAAGCCTGATCATGTTCGCACAGCCGCATTTGATGGTTCTCGTGAAATCTGTATGGCATTTGATGCTGCTATTGATAATAAGCACACTCACATTCGTACTGAGATGAGAGAGTTCCTAAAGAACAATCCTAAGGCAACTCCAGATGATATTATTGATTTTGTCGATGATACTGAAAATTCTGCATTTGGTCATAAGTATTCTAAGAGATATCTATCAGAAGATTATTTCTTCTGCCAACGCGCCAGAAAGATTGGTCTGAAGGTATGGCTGTGTCCTTGGATTAAGTTAGCCCATACTGGGACCTATACTTTTTCCGGTTCTCTTGCCGATATTGCCAGCATCGGTGTCAGTGCCACCGCTGATCCGGGAAAGTTGGGGAAGAAGGCATAAAACTATTGACACAGAGGGCCAGATACAATATACTGGCCCTCTTCTTATAACATGGAGTATATTATGAAATTAAGTGAAAAGACCCTGAGTATTCTAAAGAGTTTTTCAACGATTAATCCTAGTATTAAGATTAATCAAGGAAGCACTCTGTCAACAATCTCACCAACAAAGAATATTCTCGCAAAGACTTCTATCGAGGAAGATTTTGAGAAGATGTTTTGCATCTATGATCTACCTCAGTTCCTTGCCACTCTTTCGATGCTCAAGGATGCAGAAATTGAATTGCGTGATAGTGATGCAGTAATTAGTTCTGGTCGGCAGAAAGTTGTATTTCGATTTGCTGATGAATCTATGATTAAGGTTACAGTCCCATCAAAGGAAATTAATTTTCCTAATCCAGAAGTTTCTTTTGAACTAAAGTCAGAAGATCTTTCATCAGTAATTAAGGCAACCGGAGTTCTTGGTCTTCCAGAAATTGCTGTTGCTGGCGAAGACGGAAAGCTCTATATTCGAGCAATTAATACCAAGGATGTTGGAACCAATAAGTTTGATATTGAACTTGGAGAAACTGATCAGACATTCGTTGCGGTAATTAAGCCTGAATATCTTTCTAAGCTTATTTCTGGAAATTATCAGGTAGATATTTCATCTAAGCTTATTTCCCGATTTACTGGAGATGATATTACATATTGGGTATGTCTTGAGGCAGATTCCAGTTCTTTTGAATAAATATGTGATGTAGTACAGGAAGACTCGGAAGCGTAGGTGCCTGTACCACCGTTGATGCTTCTGCTTTTTATTATGGAGATTTATTATGCGCGATAATTATTTGTGGTCGGAAGATTATCGACCACAGAAGATTGAAGACTGCATTCTACCAGAAAATCTAAAGAACACGTTTCAGCAATTTGTAGAACAGAAGAATATTCCTAACCTTTTGCTTTCTGGGTCTTCTGGTTGCGGCAAGACAACTGTGGCTAAGGCGATGCTAGAAGAACTACATTGCGATTATATTGTTATCAATGGGTCTATGAACGGAAACATTGATACTCTTCGTAATGAAATTAAGAATTATGCATCAGCAGTAAGTTTTTATGGTGGCCGTAGGTATATCATTATTGATGAAAGCGACTATCTGACCCCGCAGACTCAAGCAGCACTTCGTAATTTCATGGAAGAGTATTCTAGTAATTGTGGGTTTATTATGACTTGCAATTTTAAGAATCGAATTATTGAGCCACTTCATTCTCGCTGTTCTGTAATTGATTTTAAGATCAAGAAGTCTGATCTTCCTTCTCTGGCATCTCAGTTCCTAAAACGGGTCTGTGGAATTTTGGATAAGGAAGGGGTTGAGTATGAAAAGAAGGTTATTGCCTCTGTTATCACACAACATTATCCAGACTGGCGACGAGTTCTAAACGAACTTCAACGATATTCTGTTGTAGGCAAGATTGATGAGGGAATCCTTGTAAACTTTTCTGAAGAATCGTTTAAGTCTCTAGTAAACCATCTTAAGAATAAAGATTGGCCGAATGCTCGTAAGTGGGTTGGCGAGAATTCAGATACTGATGTTGATTCTCTGTTTAAGAGCCTATATGATAATATGCATGATTTTGTTGTTCCACAGAGTATTCCAGAATTAGTTTTAATCCTTGCTCGTTATCAATATCAACACGCATTCGTGGCTAATGCTGAGATTAATTTGGCAGCATGTGTTCTGGAGATTATGGCAAGCGTATCATTCAAATGACTATTAATCCTTTCGACTATATTAATGATATTTCATATAATAAAAAGGATATTATTAGAAACTCTGATAATCCGGAATTGGATGAGAAAGAATATCAGCCATGGTTAACTAATAAAACCTTTTCATATTTTCCAGATACTGCACTATATGCATCAGAGATGAATAAGTATTCTTTTCTTCCTAACCAGATGGCATTTGATTATCTCATAAATAGTATCAGTAAGCGTAAGAGATTCACTAAGCAGTCAAAACATATTACTTCTGATGAAGTTCATGCTATATCAGATTATTTCGGGTATAGTTTGCGGAGAGCAGAAGAAACTATCAAGTATTTAACTGCTGACCAGATCTCAGAGATAAAGAAAAAGACCGATACTGGCGGGGTATAAAACTAATGGACGATATTTTTAAGGGTTTAGGTGTAGAAATAAGATTACTCGACCCAGATGATTTTCTGGTGATAAAAGAAACTCTGACTAGAATTGGTGTTGCCTCCAAAAAAGATAATACGCTTTTTCAATCGTGCCATATATTGCATAAGCAAGGAAGATATGCTATTATGCATTTTCTTCAGATGTTCAAACTTGATGGGAAACCCAGTAACTTCTCTGAAAATGATCAGGCAAGATTAAATACTATCGCCAATTTACTCGATGATTGGGGTTTAGTAGAAATTATCAATAAAGACAAGACAAAGGAGCCGGTTGTTCCTGTATCTTATTTAAAAATTGTTTCATATAAAGATAAGAAAAATTGGAATTTGCAGTCTAAATATTCAATCGGAACGCATAAATAAGAATGGTTTTGTAGGATGTACCTTAACATCCTACCTCTATCGCCTAATGGGATAGGGAAACGCAAACTCGCTTAAATAGGAGAAATAATATGACTACATGGGACTTTCGTCATAACTTCCTTCCAAAGGAATTTGACCGATTTTTTGTTGGCTTTGATCCACTAGTTCAAAAACTATCAGAAGCCGCAGAGCAAACAGCAAAGCTTGCTCAAAACTATCCTCCATATAATATTAAAAAAGTTGACGATAATCGATATGTCATTGAAATGGCAGTTGCTGGTTTCGGAAAGCAAGATATTGAACTTGAACTGGCTGATGGTAAGCTAGTCATCAAGGGTAATGTAGGTTCTGGAGAACCAGCAGAACAAGATTCAAAGGGTGAGTGGACTTGGCCACAATTTATCTATCAAGGCCTTGCTATGCGACCTTTCACTCGTCAGTTCACACTCGCAGATCATGTCGAGATTAAAGGTGCAGATCTTCTAAATGGCATTCTTCGTGTTGGTCTGGAATATGTAATTCCTGAGCATAAGAAGCCCCGCAAGATTGATATTGCAGATAAATCAGAGAAGGTTAAGTAATATGTCAAGTAACATCGTTTTAGTTTCGCACACTTGTGCGTGGACAATTATTGCGTTGTGTCTTTTTATGGGCGCATATATTATTCAACCAATCATTTAACAAAAAAGAAGAGGGGAGAAATCCCCTCTTCACATTTTTAGTGCTATGTCTTTTATCTCGTTGGTTCTTCTAATCCAACCCGCACCATATCTATCAAACTTTGATAGCGTATGGTAATATTGTGCGCGTAAATCTTGAAATCCTGCGATTGCTTTATCCACACCATATGCGGCAATATATGAGTTTAGTTTGCCGATTGTTCCGTCACCTATGTGACCGTCTGTTGTTGCTCCAACAAGTGTTTGCAGAGCCTTAGCAGAATGAACTCCTCCATTGACATCAAAGTCAAATATACACAGGTCAAGGCCTTTAGGAAGAATATCTCCTTTTACCAAATCCCAAAAATATGCTTTATAAAGAGGAGAAACTTTATCTGGTGTTAGACCTAGCATTTCTACTTTTGATGCAGAATGTTTGATCCATTGACTGTATGTTTTCTGAGTAACACCCATATTTGTCATTCCGCCCGGATCCTCAGGATCATTCACAAAGCCACCCTCATATTTGAGAGTGACTTTTAGACAGTTTTCAAAGTTATTTGCTGCCATCAGTCTTTTTCTTCCTGCTGACAACCTTCTTCACTTCAGCCACAACTTCTGCTTCCACGGTCTTGGCTTCAGCCTCGATTTTCTTGAAATCTTCAATCAGAGTTGTCTTTTCTTTTGTGAAGAAAGCCTTGATGGCTTCCCAGATTTTCTTTAGATAGTTGATCATTTCTTGACTCCTTTGTTTATATCATCAATAGTTTTGTTGTGTGCATCAATAAGATCGAGTAAAGCGTTTACTTGGTTGACACATTGATAATATTGGGCGTAGTTGTCGTTGATGGTGGCGAGAGCTTGATTGTCTCTAACGCCTGAGGGCGCTGCGTTAGCTGCTGCGGTACGATCAGCCTTTGTATTACTGGCGGCTGAATTGTGGGTGTACACGAAGCCAAGGCTAAGGATATTACCGGCAGGAACATTGTTTTGAATAATATTTGAATTTTCATCATGATTCTCCTTGATGGTATGCCATCTATCAACATATTGTGTTACTATTTGAACTTTCTTCTCACTCAATTCGTTCTCATACTGATCCTGTTGTGTTATCAGTTTTGTGTTGAGTTCATCAATTTGTTTTTGTCCGTCTAGTTTTCCTAGATGTAGTCCATAAAAGAAGGCAGCAATGATGATACCTAGACCAATAATACCGGACACAAGATATTTGATTATAGTTGCCTGAGGCATAATAAATCTCCATATTTATAATTAGGCCGTCTATTTATATATTTACATATTCCGTTTTATATGATATGGTTGCGTTTACATTCGATAGGAGAACAAATGAAATTTTATACTAATGTTTTTCAAAAGGGAAATTATATTTACCTTCGTGGATATGATAATGGCAAATCTTTTGCCAAGAAGGAATATTATAAACCATATCTTTTTGTGCCTTCTAAGGAAGAAGATTCTGAATCAAAATATCGGACAATCCACGATCAGGTTGTAGAGAAGTTGGATTTCGATTCCATCTATGACGCCCGTGAATTTTCCAAGCAATATGAAGATGTAGACAATTTTAATGTGTATGGGCAGACTAATTGGGCATACAATTATGTGTTTGATAATTATCGTGGAGAAATTAAATATGATCCCTCCACAATTTCTGTATGCAGCATTGACATTGAAAACCGAGTTGGTGAAGAAGATATTGCCACATCTATTCAGACTACTCCTAATGAAGTAACAGCCATTACGATTAGTCGTTCTGGTAAGAAAACTGTTATGGGCTGCGGTGAGTTCACTACTGATGACCCAAATATCAAATATATTAGATGTAAGGATGAAGAGCATCTTCTTCAAGTATTCTTAGAGATTTGGAATTCTGTTGAATATAGCCCAGATGTAGTTACCGGGTGGAACGTAAATGGGTATGACGTACCATATCTAGTTGGCAGAATTGTAAGGATTCTTGGACAAGAGGCGGCGAATAAACTTAGCCCATGGGGAATTATTTGTCCATATGATACTGAGATCCGGGGTAAGGTTGTAACTTCTTATGAACTTCGTGGTATTGCAATTCTTGATTATCTTGAACTATATAAGAAGTTTACGTATTCAAGTCAGGAATCTTACCGTCTAGATCATATTGCCTTTGTAGAACTTGGTCAAAATAAGATAGATTATCGAGATGCTGGTTATACTAGCCTAAATGATCTTCATGATCGTAACTTTCAACTTTTTTGCGAATACAATGTGCATGACGTAACTCTAGTGGATATGCTTGAAGATAAGATGGGACTCATTGAGTTGGTCTTTACTATTGCATATTTGGGTAAAGTTAATTATGTAGATGTTTTGGGTACAGTTAAAATCTGGGAAGTGATTATTCATAATTATTTGATGGAACGATGCCGAGTTGTTCCACAGAAGAAACATAATTCAGCAATGGAATATGCGGGTGGATATGTCAAAGAAGTTCAGACAGGAATGCATCGGTGGGTAACCTCATTCGATCTTGACAGTCTATATCCACATCTTATTATGGGATATAATATTTCACCAGATACATTTGTAAAACGACTTCCCTCATTTTACAGCATTGATCAACTTTTGGATAAAGATTATAATCTAGATCTGGTTGATCCTAATTCTGGGTGTTCATATGCAGCAAATGGATGCATGTATCGAAAAGATAAGCAAGGGTTTCTTCCTGCTTTGATGGAAAGTATGTATTCTAACCGATCTATTTACAAGAAAGAAATGATATCAGTTAAGAAGGAATATGAGAAGACAAAAGACAAGAACCTTGAGAAAGAAATTTCTCGTCTGAATAATCTTCAGATGGCTTTTAAAATTTTGTTAAACTCTGCTTACGGAGCTTTAGGAAACAGATTCTTCAATTGGTTTGATATTAATCATGCTGAAGCGATTACCATTTCAGGGCAGCTTTCTATTCGATGGGTCTCTGATCGTCTTAATGAATACCTAAACAAGATTTGTGAAACCAATAATGTGGATAGAGTGGTTGCAAATGACACAGATTCTTGCTACTTAAATCTTAGTGATTTAGTTGATGCAGTTTTTGAAGATCAAAGTGATACTAAAAAAATCGTATCTTGGCTTGAGAAAGTTTGTGATCAAAAGATAAATCCATTTATTGATAATTCATATCAACATCTTGCTAATAGAATGTCTGCATATCAACAGAAAATGAGAATGAAATTGGAGTGTATTGCAGATAAGGCTATCTGGACTGGTAAGAAGCGTTATATCATGAATGTCTGGTATCAGGAGGGGGTTACATATCAGACTGGTAAATTGAAGATGACTGGAATTGAGGCCATTAAATCTTCAACACCTCAGGCATGTCGGGACGCATTGAAAAATGCTTTAAGTCTCATCATGAACAAAGACGAAGAAACCCTTCAGGAATATATCAAGACATTTAGATCAGAATTTAGTAAAATGAAGTTTGAATATATTGCATTCCCAAGAGGAATTTCTGATATTTCTAAGTATAAAACCAAAGATGGAGAATTTCCCTTAGGGTGTCCAATCCATGTTAAAGGAAGTCTGTTATATAACAGATTGGTGGAGAAATATAAACTTCATGGCAAATATGAAACTATCACAAATGGTGATAAGATTAAATTTGTATATCTGAAGCAACCAAACCCATATCACTCTAATGTTCTTGCTTCTCCCGGAGAAATCCCATCAGAATTTGATCTAGAAAAATACATTGACTATAATAAACAATTTGAGAAGACCTATCTAGACCCTCTGGATATTATTCTCAATACAATTGATTGGAATGCAGAAAAACAAAATACTTTGGATGCATTCTTTGTTTAATAAAGGAAAGAATATGGAAAACTCAATTAGTAATTGGTCGATGTTTGGAACACGATCTGTAATGATTGTTCTTCATAAGTATGAACATGATGATGAAGTTTTGTATCAACCTGCAATATCATTTTCTCTTAATGATGGAAATGAAGAATCAGAAGATGTTGATGAACAGAAATATATTGATATTTTTCTGGACATTTTTGAAGAATGTCGTTATTGTGCAGCCAGAGAAGTTGCCTCTAGACTACTAGGCATGTTCGATAATATTTGTGATAAAGTTCTTGTTATTGGTTCTGATGGCAATCCAATTGATGAAGAAGATCTTTCGTTAACAGATATCTTGAATGAAGAAGATGAAGAAGACAATGAAGATGATTTTGTTCCAGTAAAAACTGGATCTAATAAACCAACTGTTCACTGAGAGGATATATTATGAGCGAATTACTAAAGCGTATGAAGTCTGCTGGTTCCATTAAGGAAACTGAAGTTTTATCAAAATCTTCATTTTTCAATAAGAAAGATTGCATCCCTACAGAAGTTCCCATTATTAATGCAGCACTATCTGGTCATTTGGATGGTGGACTAACTTCGGGACTAACGTTTCTCGCTGGACCATCGAAACATTTTAAGTCACTTCTTGGTTTGGTCCTCGTTAAGGCATATATGAATAAATATCCGGATGCGGTTTGTTTATTTTATGATTCTGAGTTTGGTATCACACCGGAATATATTTCATCTAATGGTATTGATACAGATCGAGTTTTACACATTCCAATTGAACACCTTGAGCAACTAAAGATTGATATTTCGAAGCGGTTGGAAGAAATTAAGCGAGGAGATAAAGTTGTTATTTTCATTGATTCTGTTGGCAATCTAGCATCAAAGAAAGAACTAGATGATGCGCTTGATGGTAAGACTGTTGCAGATATGTCACGCGCACGACAAATGAAGTCTCTATGGAGAATTGTTACTCCTAGTTTGTCTACCAAGGATATCCCATGTATTGTTGTGAATCATACTTATCAGTCGATGGAATTATATTCTAAGGCAATTATGTCTGGTGGTACTGGTGGCATGTATTCCGCAAATCAGGTATTTATTATCGGTAAAGCACAAGAAAAAGATGGAACAGATCTTATTGGCTGGAATTTCACAATCAATATTGAGAAGTCTCGTTTTGTGAAGGAAAAGTCTAAGTTCACTTTCCTTGTGACATATAAGGGAGGTATCTCTCGTTGGTCTGGTCTACTAGATCTTGCTCTTGAATCTGGTCATGTAATTAAACCATCTAATGGTTGGTATCAGAAGGTTGATCCTACAACCGGAGAAGTGTCCGAGAAGAAATATCGTGCTGCTGATACTGACAATGCAGATTTCTGGATTCCAATTCTAAAGGAGTTGTCTTTTAATGAATTTGTTGAACATAAGTTTGCAGCATCTGGTGGAACCCTCTTAAGTGATGAAGAAGCCGATGTTGAACTTGAAAATGAATTGGAAGATCTAACTGATGAATCTGCCTGATATTATCAACGGATGTTTCGAGGGGGTTGGTTTCATATCAACCCTCGTTAACATTCGAAAGATCCTTATTGACAAAACCATCAAAGGTGTTCATTGGGGAACTATGGCATTCTTTGCATCATGGGGATATTGGAATGTGTATTATTATTGGCACCTAGCACAATGGTTCTCTTTATTTGCTGGCGGAACCTTAGCAGCATCCAACACCATCTGGGTTTCTTTAGCAATTTATTATATCCAGAAAGAATATGAGGAATTTGAATGAGTAAAATTGAACAGACTATCATTAATAATCTGATCTGCTCAGAAGAATATGCAAGAAAAGCATTACCCTTTCTTGAATTGAATTATTTCACTTCAAATTCAGAAAAACAACTATTTAAGATTATTAATGCCTTTGTTGAAACATATAATAAGATGCCTACCAAAGAAGTAATATCAGTTTCGATTGACAAACTTAAGGGACTATCTGAAGATCAATATAAAGAAGTCAAAGAAAGAGTTGATAATTTAGTTGATCTTCAACCAGAGAATATTGATTGGCTTCTGCAAGAGACTGAGAAACATTGTCAAGATAAAGCAATTTATAATGCTATCGTGGATTCAATTGAAATTATTGATAACGAGAAGAAGGATATTGGTCGAGGTGCCATTCCAGAACTGCTGACTAAAGCACTATCGGTTTCTTTTGATACTAACATTGGTCACGATTATACTGAAGATGCAGAATCTCGTTATGAATTTTATCATCGAAAGGATACTAGAGTTGAATTTGACATCGAACTGTTGAATAATATCACTAAGGGTGGATTGAAGAATAAAACTCTTGCAGTACTTTTGGCCGGTTCTGGTGTTGGCAAAAGTGCTTTAATGTGTCACTTTGCTGCCAATAACATTGGTCAAGGTAAGAATGTTCTATACATCACAATGGAAATGTCTGAAGAAGAAATCTCTAAACGAATTGATGCGAATAGAATGAATGTAACAATGGATGATTTAGAAATCATGCCAAAAGAAACATTCTTAAAGAAGATCTCATCTTTGAAGTCAAAGGGGATTGGTAAATTAATTGTTAAAGAATATCCAACATCATCTGCTGGATCGGCACATTTCAGACATCTTCTAAATGAACTTCGACTAAAAAAGAACTTTGTCCCAGATATTATCTATGTCGATTATATCAATATTTGTAGTTCATCAAGAATAAAGATGGGTGGATCTGTCAACAGTTATTCTTATATTAAATCTATTGCTGAAGAGATTAGAGCATTGGCAGTAGAGTTCAATGTTCCTATTGTTTCAGCCACTCAGAGCAACCGTGATGGTTATTGCTTGGATCCTAATACTATGATACGTGCAGAAAATGAAAAGAAGCAATTGAAAGACATTAAAATTGGAGATAAAATTCTCTCTAATTCTGGATACAATGTTGTTGTCAATGTGTTTTCAAAAACAGAAAAGGTAGCATATAAAATTAAAACTTCTAGCGGAAAGGAAATCATCTGTTCCGGAGAACATCTTTTTCCGATAGAGAATTTCTCGGAAATCTCCATAAACAAAGGGCTTTCTGTAGGAGACAAAATTCATATATACAATAAGTAGTTGTTAGATCGACATCGGAGTTGTATATGACGAAGAGAATAAATTATAGAAAGATTTGGGAAGAACACAATAAAAAATCTATACCCAAAGGATATCACATACATCACATAGATGGTGATAAGAGTAATAATAGTCCATATAATCTTATTTGCGTTTCTGCAAAAGAACATTATGAAATACACTTCAACAGAGGAGACGTTGTTGCATTGAATGGAAAATTCATACAGGCGGCGTCTGAAGCTGGAAAAATAGGAGGATCAAGAGGAAAAGGAAAGAAGAAAAATTCTCCAAAATGGACAGAAGAACGATTGAAAAATCATAGAATTTCAATGTCAAAATTGAGAGGAAGAAAAGACTCGACTGAGACCATAGAAAACAAGAGGCTGGCGACTATGGGTGAGAAGAATGGAATGTGGAGTAAAAATCACACACAAGAATCTATAAAGCAAATGAGTGATACCAAAAAATATAAACATCAACATGGATTATATGGTGATGTATATAAGCGCCCTCAATTGAATGAAACTAAAGATAAAATATCAATATCTAAAAAACAATTTCATGAAAATGGAGGAGAATCTGGATTTGCTAACGTCTATAGCACATATTCCGCTGATGGAAATATCATTGCAAATCGAATAACAAAAAGAATTATCAAAAATATTCTCAACATAACAGAAAGACAATTTCAAACTTTAAAAACATATAGTATGCGATATCCCAACAAATTACACCCCAAACTGAACGTCATCTTAAAAAACGAAGGAAAATTATATGCTTGATGAAATAGTTTCTATAGAATGTATCGGCAACATGGAAATGTTGGACATCGAAGTATCCGGAAATCATTTATTCTATGCTAATGATATTCTGACACATAATTCAACTTCTGATATGGATCTCACCAATACCTCCGAATCAATGGGTCTTGTGCATACGGTTGATCTAATGTTGGCTCTTATCAGCACAGAGGAACTGGAAGGTATGGGGCAGATCATGATCAAGCAACTAAAGAATCGCTACGGCGATCTAAACAACCACAGGAGGTTTGTTGCTGGCATTGACAGATCAAAGATGAAACTATATGATGTAGATGATAAGGCTCAGGAGGATGTTCATGAGTCGGGATTTCAGAAGCCACAGTTTGGAAATCAGAAGAAAGATTTTTCTGGGCTGAGGTTGGAAGGATAGACTTGACATTCGTTTTGATTTAGTATATTGTGTTAACACGATAAAGCAACCGAATGGTCTTTCGTAAATGGTTAATATTGCCGGGTGGATTTTGCTTTCTTTTTTTGGAGATTATTTAATGAGTATTATGACGTTCCAAGAATACAACGAATTTGAGAAGTTAGCTCTTAAAGAGCAATATCGTAGGAATGTCAGTTATTATGATCCTTGTAAAGGATGGGTTCTAGACTTGTCTCGAAAGATAAATAATATCGATCTTCCTCTAAAGTAAGGAGTTCGAACTTGGTTACATTGACTAGAGAACAAAAAGAAATCCGCCAGAGAATCCAATCTTCTATTGACAGGGAAATTGGAATGTGTGATGATTATGCAGATCTGATGATTTTGGCATCTGCTTTGTATGATTCTTCAAAACTAATAATGGAAAATTACACAGCCAATTATGAAATTGAAGAAGATATTGTAGAAATCAAAGACATCAATTCTGATCCTAATCCTGATTAATTTTTCATTATGGAGGCTAAAAATTAATATTTTTTATGTGGATGAAAATCCAATTGAAGCCGCACAAGCACTAGTAGACAAACACACGATCAAAATGATTCTAGAATCTGCTCAACTTTTATCAACTGCTCATAGAGTTCTTGACGGTGCTCCAGTTGAAGTTACATATAAAGTCCCAGACGCTGATAAGATTCGTAAGAAGAAAGTATGGGTGATAGACGATGATCGCAACGATGTCCTTTATAATGCTACTCATTGCAATCACCCTTCTGCTGTATGGGTTCGTCAATCGGTCGCTAACTATGCTTGGTTGGTCGATCATCTTTTTGCTCTCGGTGATGAGTACACTTATCGTTACGGCAAACGACACAAAACATTGGATAAGCTGGGTTATATGATTCAATCTCCACCATTTAATTTGCGTGAATATGATCCAACTCCAATGCCATGTTGTATGCCAGAAGAATATATCATTAGTAACAATCCGGTAGAATGTTATCGAGAATATTATCGTCATGGTAAAGTAAATTTGCATAAGTGGACTAAGCGAGAAGTTCCGGCATGGATTTAATGAACAGGGGTTAGTAGCCCCTGTTTTTTTATAAATAACTTATCAGATAAATAATGATAAAAAGGGAGCCATAATGGGCCAGTTTGTTAATTTAATTAGGAAAAAATTGGGTATGGAACCCAGAAGAAATATTACTCTCACTGGAAAAGAACCCAATGAGGTTATAGTTAATCGTGATACCATGAAGGAAGATGGATATCCGATTTCTGCTATTCCTACCAGAGCGATTAGAAGCACCAGACCGCTTGTTAATAATCCTATTGATGGAGAAGTTGGCGATATTGGATATGATAAAGATCTAGAAAAAAAGGATTCGGAAAATACCAATCTTCGTCGTAGAAAGGCATATAATAGATTGGTTCAGGTTGGTATAAAAGAAGGTGCCGATGATCTTTTTCCATCTGTAGACTTACCCAGTGGCAAACCAGATTCATCAATACCAACAACATCACCAGTTCCAACAGTTCTTCCTAAGAAAAAAACAGTCAAAGAAGGAATGTTTGCGGCTGATATTTCAAATGGTGATACTGGCGAAAGTGGCAGTCCAAACAATAGCATGGAGGGGATTCCCGTGAGATCAAATCTAGATGTTTGTGGCGCTGGTCAAAGAGTAAAGATAAATTATGCTGGTGAAGAAAAATATGGTAGAATTCATTCGTCTCATAAGGACCATGAAGGAAAAACTCATAGACAAATCAGTCTAGATGACGGTGGAAATCTTTATGTCCATCCAGATCACGATCATGTTAAAATAACTCCAATGAAAGAATCTGCCGACTTTGCTGCCATGCACGTAGGCATTCCCACATCTGGTAAACAAGATAATGATGATGCTCAAGAGATTAAATCTCCGGTTGATGGGGGACTTCAAAGAGGCTCTAAGGTAAAAATCAACAAACCCGGATATGAGGGGCATGGTAACATTGATTTCTTTGATAAAGACAGCGGAAAGTATATCGTATCAGTTTCTGGATATGGACATAATCTTCATTTAGATAAGGCCGATATTGAGCCAATGAAAGAATCTGTCAGTCTTGAGAAACCAAATCTTACTTCACATCATGGAACTGAATTAGTTTCTCTCGGTAGAGCAGAAATTCTTAGAATTAAAAGATTACTAAGACAACTTCAGAAAAAAAATAAAAAATCAATCGCAACACATCTTACTAAATTGCAGCAGCCCTCACAATCATGGCGTAATAAAATGAGTGAGGAATCTGGTGATGAGTAAACTTGGTGATAATTTAAAAGTTGTTCTGGCGGACAGTTTTACATTTTATTTGAAGACCCATTATTTTCATTGGAATGTTGAGGGGCCAGACTTCTACGAATATCATAAACTATTCAATGAAATCTATGATGAAGTTTTTGAGGCGGTAGATGGAATTGCTGAACATATCAGAACTCTAGACGAATATGCTCCCGGAAGTTATAAACGCTTTCAGGAGCTTTCAAATATCGAGACAATAGAAACCATTCCAGATCTTAAACAAATGATAAATATCCTATTAAAAGATAATGAAGTTGTTATGAGGTCTATTGTATCTGCTATTTCAGAAGCGGGTAAAGATCCAATGCATAAGGGCATTGAGAACTTCTTGCAAGATAGATTAGATTCACATCAAAAACATCAATGGATGCTAAGAGCTTCAAGCAAAACGGGGAATAAAAATGGATAATATCTACAAGAAAGTAAAAGATGCACTGAATGAAGTTGCACATTTCGATGAAAAAGAATTTCGTCGTAGATATGCTGATGTTGAAAGGCATAAAGGAAAGTATCTTACTACTACTGGTGACCATAAAGGCGAAGGTGGTGCTGGATATGTCACTGGATATGATCCAAATAAACAAGATCATGTAATTCTTAGTGTCCATCAAGGTGGTGGTGTAAGATCAAAGAATGATGATACATATAAAGACATTTCGGTTCATAAAGATCATCTAAGAGAGCCAAAGATGTCTGATTATTATAAGGAAGATATTGATCAGATTGATGAGATTTCTGATGAATTAAAAGATAGATATAAGACTGCTGCCAAATTTAACAAAATTGTGAATTTGGGGACTCTTGAATTTGATACAGAAAAACAAAAAGAAGGCAAAGATTCTCCAGAGATGCAAAAGTTTCGTCAGGCCGAAATTGATCGATCTAAAAATGCAATTAGAAAGCGCGAAGCGGGCGAAAAATTAGCTAAAGAAGAAGTCGAACTTGATGAATCTCGTGGTTCTGATTATGCGCTATATCATAAGTCATATACTGATGCGATTAATCATGCACTTGGTCATCATGGTAAGAGCGGCTTAACTGTATCTGATGATGATAGATTTCATCACGTTGGTGTCATGTCAAAGAAGCCAAGTGAAGGTAATACAACTTCAGTAAATCTTCCTGCTACACACGCCACTACAGGCAAAAAACATACGATTCATATTCAGGTTTATAATAAAGGCGGTTCACATCCTTATGAATTGAATACATATTCTAGTGGTGTGGGAAGACATAATCAGAACGAAGAAGTAGATCTTGATGAAGCCAAGAAACTAAAGCCAACAACCTTTGAAGGTAAAGGTAAGAGCGCCACAGTTCATCCTAGTAATAGTGATTGGTTGCCACATCATGTTGAGTATTCGGATGGTAGAAAGATTACCCTGCATGGTGACATCGAAGCCGCTAAAGATGCTGCTCAGAAGTTTGTTGGTGAAGAAGACGAAGGATGGTATACACACGCCCAGATGTATGGTTCAAAGAAAAGTGAAAAGCATCCAGAAGGCATTTCTGCAGCCGAGTGGAAATCTGGTGTGAGATGGGATCATCGCAACAACAAAAGAATCAACGTTAAAGAAGAAGTTGAATTGGATGAATCTGTGAAAAGATATGGTACTGCAATTTTCAAGGGTCAATATGGAGACGAAGAAGGTCATATATATAAAACAAAATCTAAAACTCAAGGATACAATCCAGATAGAGTTGCATTCGATGTGCCGGGCCATAGACCATTAGTCGCTAAAAGTTTTCAACACGCCAAGGATCGTATGGAGAAGCATCCAAACTTTGTTAAGTGGAAAGATTTTAGTTTAGACCACCCTAGTCTTGGTGAAGAAGTAGAACTGGAAGAGAAGCATCTAACCCCAGCAGAAAAATCAAAGCGTGAGGAAATCGCTAAAGCAATGGCAAAGGAAAATCCTAATATGCCTATGGGCAAGAAAATGGCTATTGCCACATCCACTGCTAAGAAAGTTGCTGAAGATAAAGATCATGAATATGGTTATGAAGGCGATATGGCCATATCACAACTCAAGCAGATCCAACATCATCTCGGTGAACTTATGAGCGTTCTAAAGCCAGATACCGATCTTCCTGAATGGGTTCAATCTAAGATTACTTTAGCCACTGATTATATTCAGACTGCATCAGATTATGTGCTTTCTCAAATGAGTGAAGAAATTCATGAAGCAAAAGACAAAATTAAAATTGAACTTTCTCCAGAAAATGCCAAAAAAATAACACATACTGTAACTGATCATAAAGGTCGTCCTTTAGATAAAGATGGTAGACTTGTTAAAGAATCAATCCAACCATTCCATCGTAAATCTCAGAGTGTTCGTGGCACAATGAATACTTTTGGATATGTAGATTCTATGGGCGAAGAGCATATTACAGAGCAATTCATGGGCGAACTTAGTTCAACTAAGGTAAGACAGCATCTGGCTAAGATTGGTAAGTAATATGTTATCTTTTGCTGAATTTCTGAAAGAATCTAAAGTCGATCCTGAAAAGTTTGCGAATAGGATTGGTCGAATGCGTGGCAAGAATGGGCATATTCCTATCAAAACTCCGGATTTTGAAGAGCATGAAGCTGAAATCGAAGATGCTGCAAAAACCAAAACTCCAAAGATTTCTAGGCAGAGATTTAGAATTAAAGATCTGAAACCAACTAATCTGGTAATGCGAGTAGATGATAAGAAGAAGTTGAGAGATAAGATCGCTAATAAAAATCCAGATCATATCAAAGTCATTACTCATGGTGGAAAACATTATATTGATGATGGTCATCATGCAGTTATGGCTGCTAGATTGCGCGGAGAAACTCATGTCGATGCGGAACATCACGATTACGACTGAGTTTCAAAAATTATAAATACAGAATAGAAAATATAAAATCCTCAGGGAGAGTAGAATGTCCGATAAAAAGAAAATGACCCTTAGAGAAGCTCGTGAAAAGTTCGAGGAATCTGCCTATTCGGCCAAGGCTGGTGCCGCTGGTAAGGATCTAGGAAAGCCCGGTAAGAACTTTGCTAAGATTGCTAAGTCTGCTGGTGAAGAATATGGATCTGCTGAACGTGGTAAGAAAGTAGCTGGTGCAATTCTAGCCAAGATTCGTGCCAAGCATATGAAAGAAGATTCTGGTAAGGGCGAGACATATGATACCACATCACATTCACCAACTGATGCAAAGCCAGTCAAAGATAAAAAGCAAACTTCAATTGTTAAGCCTGTAAAGACTCATGAAGAATCTATCGCTGAAGCCAAGGCTCCCAGCCCAATCGCAGGAACTCGTCTGATTTCTCGGCATGTTGGAACTGACGGACATCATGCTGAAGTTCGCTATAATCCCGAATGGCAAGAACACTCAGTCCATCATTATCATGATGGCAAGCATCTGGGTGAAGGTCCAGTTTCTTATCATGGTGATGGTAGAGAAGGCAGAGAAGATGCCACAGATACTGCTGAATACACAACTAAGAATTTCCATGTTAAACGTGGAAAGTTAGTCTCTAAGGTTAATGAAGAAGCCGAACAGATTGATGAATTATCGAAAGAATTTGTTGCAAAACACGTTAAAAAGGCTGCTGTAGATATGGCTATACAGCGTGGAACGGAAGTTGCAAATTTTGATGCTACTGCACCCGGAGCAAACGATCCAGAAGGGGCAAAAAAATATGATAGGGCATTTGTGAAAAAACACAATAGATTTAGAGGCATTGATACTGGATTAAAAAAGCTATCTGGTCAGGCCAAAGTAAATGCTACTGAAGAAACAGAAGCAGATCAACTTGATACATCTCTATCAGATGTCGTTCCCGGCAAAGAAGGCGAAATATACAAAAAGACTTCAGAAAAGTCAACTGCGCCTTCAAAACCAACTGGAACTACAACTCATGTAGTTGCTGGTAAGACTGGTGAGGCATATAATACAACAGGAATTACTAAGCGCGTTCCTGCCCTAGAGTCTGCTATTGCTGATGTTATGGCAGAATCGTTCAGAAAGCGCGCACTCTATGAAGAAGCCACAAACATTTCAATCGTTACACCTGAACAACGTCAGGATTGGATGAATGTTGAAATGGGTAAGCTAAATTTCATGGACTATCTAGATAAGTACAAAGTTTAAGGAGAACTATAATGAGTTTATGGGGAAATGTCGATCAAGCCAATAATGCACCTAAGTATAAAGGTGTTCTGGCGAATCCAAATTATGTTCAGGCATATGAACATGTTGGACCCGCATCAAAAGTAGTGTTTCCAAGCGGTGCTGGATACTCAAATAATGACGTATTACGAGTTAATGTCGGCACTCCCGGCACAACTTATGCCAATGCCGCATATGCTCTATTCACAAATGCAACTGGATATATTCAGAGCGTAAGCAAATTCCTTCCCGGATCTTTCAGTGCAGGTGCTGCCAATCTTCAGTATGCAATTACCAATACCACATTTGGTACTGCATCTGGAAACTCGACTGCAACTGGCTTTTCTGCAACTGTAGATACCAGAGTTGCTGGTGCAGAGCTTTATGCTAATAATACTGAAGGCGCATTCATCAACAATCTAACTATTGGTTTATATGGCGTATCAACTGATGAAATTCTGACAATCGAATCATCTAAGGGAAGTTCACCCGGATTAACCCCCGGATGGGTTCTTGAGACAATTGGAACTGGTCCTGTTACTGGTTTAACCGTATCCGCTGGTGTTGGTTTTGCTAATGGTGATACCATTACTTTTTCAAATGGTTCAGCAAATGGCACTGCAACATTAACAACAAATGCCACAGGAAATCTTGTATCATCTTCCGTCGTTTATGGTGGTGCTGGCTTCCCCAACACATCATCTGTTGTTGCTGGCTTCAATCGTGAAAAACATGCTGCAAACATCAACTACACAGGAACAGCAACAGGATATTCAAACACAGACTATGTTGTTGTTTCAAACTCAATCATTAATGCCACAGCCAATGTTTCAACAAACACAACTGGAGGCTCTCTAACATTTACATTCAGCAAGACTGGAACATTTGCAAATACCACCGCAAATAATCAGGTTGTTATAACAATATATGCTGCCAATGGCATTGCTAATGGCACAGGTTCTGGCGCAACATTTACTACAGCCAATCTCGTTGCATCAACCGGTGGTTCAATTACCATTAGTACAATGGGTGGCCATGCTGGTCGTAAGCGTTATGAAGTTCTGGCCTGTGTTCAAAAGATGGGTAATAATTCTTCTTCACCAACTGGTGGTTCAACTCTAGTATAATTGAGAATATAAGATGGCTGGGAAGAAATATAGCGATATAATATCTACGTCTAATACATCGACTGTAGCAAACTCAGACCTCTTTGTTCTTCAAAGAGCAGATGGTAACACATATGCTCTATATGCTAATAATCTATATAAAAATGCAGGGGTCGGTTTGTCCGGCCCCTTTGCTAATGATGCAGTCGCCAATAGTAATAGTGTTAATATAAATAATCTTTATTACGACAGCAACGGGATTGTTAGAATAAGATTGTCATAATGTTTGATAAATTAGATGAAACCAACTTTGTTCTATACGGGGCTAAACATTATAACAATCCGGGTTGCTTTGATACTGAAGAGTTTATGTCAGACTTAAGGCGGTTCAAATATATAAAAAGATTATTTAATAAATATGAAGAGACTGGTGATCTAAAAGATCGTTTGATATTAAATCATATTATTATCTTATACAATGTATTTGGTGTAGTAGCAACAACAAGAATGTTATTCTTTAGATTAGAAGAACATCATCGTTGTTTAAAACCATTTCTAGAATTTTTGGGATACTTGCCCAAAGAAGTTGAAAAAATAGGTTTCTATGGTAAAACCATCAACTGTTATGATATAATGGCTGATGATTATATAAAGAAGGCATTGAATAAGATATGAAGAGTTTTAGAGAATTTATTGGAGAAGATGGTGCGGGTGGCTTCGGTGGTGCAATGGGTGCCACTGCGTCTGCTGCTTCAAATCCCGGATCTTCAGCGGTTCCTACTACTAATACTAGAGGGGTATCTGGTACTGGTGATGACAATACCACGGTTCCTGTTTCAAAGAAAAGACAGCAACAAATCGTTAAGTCTACTAGACCTTCTACACCATCTTTACATGCTCGTGCTATTAGAACTAGAGAAGTAAAAACTGAAGAAACTTCTCCCCGTAAAATTGAAACGGTAGTTGGATTCAAAGACTTTGAAAAGAAGACTGGAGTTAAAGGCGGAAATCAGACTGTTCCACCAGAATCCTTCATGACCAAAGAAGACTCAGATCCCTGCTGGAAGGGATATGAGATGGTAGGTATGAAGAAGAAGGGCAAAAAAGAAGTTCCTAACTGTGTTCCTGCTAATGAAGAAACTCTCTTAGAACGTGGTGCAGATTCTAAAGGATATTATCGCTCAACAGAATCTGGTGCAGGGTTAACTCGTAAAGGAGCAGAACATTTTGGTGTTCATACTGCAGTTACAGCAAAACATGTAGATCCAGATTCAAAATCTGGAAAGCGCCGCAAATCATTTTGTGCAAGAATGTCTGGTATGCCCGGTCCAATGAAAGATGATAAAGGCAGGCCAACTCGTAAAGCAATGTCACTTCGTCGCTGGAGATGCCATGAAGAAACTAAGCCAGAACAAAAAGAGTTGGTTAAAGCCAATGCACAGACTGAAAAGAATCCAACTGGATTTACCACACAATCCAAAGAAAATAATCTTGTGAAAAATATTGAGAATGATTTAGTAAAACCCAATAAAAAGAGGTGACTATGACCATTTCTCAAGAAACTAGAATATCATTGGTCGAGCAAGACTTAAAGCGAAACTATGCAAGTCTTGAGAAGATGCAAGACTCTTTAGAGAAGCATCGTGAAGAAAGCTCCCAAAGCAATAATAGAGTTTACGACCGTATGGAAGATCTTAGACAAGAATTAAAAGAAGATCTTCTTACTTTGAAGAAGCAACTTGATGAGCAAATCAATGCTCAAAATGATATTCTTAATAAGATAGACACAAAACTGAATGATATTGATAAATGGCGGTGGATAGTTGTTGGTGCAGCGACTATCGTCGGATTCATCGTTTCTCAGATTACTTCTGTGTTTGGTTGGACACTCAACAGCAAATAATTTCTTAAATGACTTGACACATTTCTCAGACATGATATACTGATAATATCGCTGCATAATTTATGTAAAGGATATTTGATGGCGTTTTGGATTGATTTGAAGTATTTATCTATGTTGAGTTCTCAGTTACCTCAATATCAAGTAAAGTCTAGTAGTCCTTTTAAGGCATTTAGTAGATGTCCTGTCTGTGGAGATTCCAAGAAGAATCTTTACAAGAAACGATTCCATCTTTATCAACATAAAGATTGTATTCTTGCCAAGTGTTTCAACTGTGGTATCACTAGGAACATGAAGAGTTTATTAAGTGAATTTAATCCAGAACTCCGTAAGGAATATGATCTGGAGTGTTTCACAGATAATAATTCTTCGAATAGAGAAACAGAAAAGCCTGTTGCAGAACAATATATTCTTAAGCCAAAGAGAGATGATTATCTAAAGGGATTAAAGAAGATTTCTCAACTTCCTGTTGGCCATCCAGCTAAGGCATATGTTGAATCTCGCGGCATTCCATCTAGCCAACATTTTAGGCTTTATTATGTTCCTAAGTTTTTTGCATGGACAAATTCAATTATTCCCGATAAATTCAATTTGAAGAATGGTGATGAACCTAGATTATTGATACCGTTTTTTGATCAATATGGTAATATGTTTGGATATCAGGGAAGAACATTTGATCCTAATAATGAACTACGATATATAACCATTATGATTGATTCCGATATGACTAAAATATATGGTCTGGATCAATGGAAAAGAGATCAGAAAACATATTTAGTGGAAGGTCCTTTGGATTCTCTTTTTATTCCAAATTGTCTGGCTATGGCCGGTTCTGATGTAATATTTGATTTTCTGGATAAAAATAATACAGTTATTTGTTTTGATAATGAATCTAGGAATGTTCAGATTGTCAATAAGATTAGAAAAGCGATTGAGGATGATTATTCTGTGTGCATATGGCCAAATGACTTGACACACAAGGACATTAATGATATGGTTAATAATAATATGAATCCAAAGGCGATTATTGACGCTAATACATATAGAGGTCCCATGGCTAAACTTAGGTTTGGTGCTTGGCAGAAAGTTGGAGATTTAGGAAGAGAACTACGATTGGGATGGAGACGAAAATGAATAATTCTGACGGATTTGCAAATAATGTTATCGGAGAATCTTACACCAAACCGTCTAGGTGTGATTATGTGAGGAATACTACACGATGGGAAAGATTCAAGTATAAATGGTTTTGGAGTTGGTTCTGGTGGAAGGTTTATGATCCAGAACGCTACACTAGGTGCAATCACTATATAAATCACGAGCAGTATGGACTCACAACACATCAAGATGAACTAGGAGTGGAATTTTAATGTCTGAAGTAAATTTGGTAAGTATCACACAGCCTGATTATGATTATACCGGCTGTGTAAGTGCTCAGGAACTAATTGCATGGTGTGCTAGGATTAGTAATCCCGGCAATCAGCAGAACCATCAATCAGCCCCCAAGCTGCTAAAATATCTGATCACTCATAAGCACTTTAGTCCACTTGAAATGGTCGATGTGTCACTAGAAGTTCGCACAACTAGAGATATTGCTCGACAGATGTTGCGGCATCGTTCTTTTGTATTTCAGGAATACAGCCAACGCTATGCCGATCCTACCAAGGATTTAAACTTTGTTACTCGTGAAGCACGGTTGCAGGACCCGAAGAATCGTCAGAATAGTGTTGAGGTTAGTGATGATCATTTAGAAGCATTATGGGCTGATGCTCAAAATATTGTCAAAAACGAAGCATTGAAATCATATAGGTGGGCAATCGATCATGGCATTGCTAAGGAACAGGCAAGATCAGTTCTCCCTGAGGGTCTAACTGAATCTGTTCTCATTATGAAGGGTTCACTTCGGAGTTGGATCCACTATTGCATACTTAGGATGGCCCCAGAAACACAGAGGGAACATCGTATTGTTGCAGAACAGTGCTGGGAAATCATTACGGAACAGTTTCCTGATATTGTGGAGGCAATGAAAGATGAGTAATCTTGAAAGATGTTCAAAGTGTGGAGCCACATCTCCTGTAGTTCAAAATGGACATTGTGGTGGGTGTAACTGGCACGATGAGTTCTTTCTTACTAGATCAAACAAAGAAGTAGTTTATCAAGCAACAATAGCATCAACAGTCAAAGTAACATGCAGCGTCTGCCATGAAGAGATTCCTGATGGTTCTGTTCATTCCCACACTTGCGCCCCCTATCTGTTGAAACTAATCAAAGAGTTGCAGGCGGAAGTTATACAGTTGCATGATGATATTTCTAGTTTGGAAAGAGAACTTGTATATCTAAGATCGGATTTGATATGACTGACAAAGAAGCAGTTGAACTTTTACAGACGTTTCTTGGCGTTCTAAAAGAAGTTGCTGATCGTCTTATGGTAGAAGCAGAAACTGTTGCTGAACTAGATCGGATTCAAGATGCACTTACCGGGAAGAATGGCATATACACTCTGCTGCAAAAAGAAATTGGCAGATTGATAAAAGAAGATAGGATGAAAAATGTCTGAGAAGTCTATCATTTGGACCATGGCTGTTATTCAGAATATTGCATTGCTTACTGCTTCTACTGCTCTATTCTGGCACACAGATAATGCTTGGTGGTTTCTGCTGCTGTTGCTTTTTGGTGTACCTAATTGTAAGGAAAACAAAGATGACTGACAAAAAAGTCTTTACTTCGATTGTAAAAGAAGATATAAATGGAGAATGCTATCTAGAGTTTCCACCAGAACTTCTGAATCAGATGGGTTGGGATGAAGAAACTTTACTAGAATGGCAACTTCATGATGATGGTTCTGTGGTATTATCTGAGTTTGTAGATGTAACCCATAAATATAATTTTGATGCGATTGAAGTAGAGTCTAAAGATGAATAGATTTAAGAGAATCTGGTTTAAAGCACTTGGCGAGAAAGCCAGCGACTGTGATCGTGAATCGGATCAAGTTGGAATTGTTCGCACTATTCTGATTGTTCAGTCCATCATTACGAATCTTGTCATTATCTGTGGTGTAATTAGGCACTGGCAATAATAAATTAATATATATAGAATATGCTTTCAATAATGAGGAATATGAATGGTTCAGGTTACTAAAAGAGACGGCACTAAGGAATCTTTGAATATTGAGAAGATTCATAAGGTTGTGGGATGGGCATGTGAGGGACTAAGTGGAGTATCAATCTCTGATCTTGAGCATAATAGCCATTTGCAGTTTTATACAGGAATTACTACTTCTGCCATTCAGGAAACTCTGATCAAGGCTGCTGCAGATCTAATCTCAGAAGAATCTCCTAATTATCAATATGTTGCTGGCCGATTGATTAACTATCATCTTCGTAAGGAAGTCTATGGTAAATATAACCCAGAACCTCTGAACTATCATTACCAAGTAGTAATGAACCGGGGTTATTATGACTCGGAGATTAAACATGCTTACTCAGCAGAAGAATGGTTAGAACTCGGTCAGTATATTGATCATGACCGAGACAATCTTCTCACATATGCTGCGATGGAACAATTCCGAGGCAAGTATCTAATCAAGAATCGCGTAACCGGTCAGTTCTATGAAACTCCTCAGATGGCTTTCATGTTGATTGCCATGACTCTCTTTCAGAACTACACCAAAGATCGACTCAAGTGGGTAAAGGAACTATACGATGCAATCAGCACTTTTGATATCAGTCTTCCTACTCCAATCATGGCAGGAGTCAGGTCGCCTCAGCGCCAATTTAGTTCTTGCGTACTTATCGAAACCGATGATTCATTGGACTCAATCAATGCTACATCATCGGCCATTGTAAAATATGTTTCACAAAAGGCTGGAATCGGCATTGGTGCTGGTAGGATTAGGGCTATTGGTTCTCCCGTCCGTAATGGTGACACTTCTCATACTGGCGTCATACCCTTTTACAAGTATTTTCAGAGTGCGGTTAAGTCGTGCTCGCAAGGCGGCACAAGGTCCGGGGCAGCGACGCTCCATTACCCCCTTTGGCATTACGAAGTGGAGGATCTTCTTGTCCTTAAGAACAACAAGGGAACTGAAGATAATCGTATTCGTCATCTAGATTATTCTGTTCAGTTCAATAAGGTAATGTATGAACGGTTGCTCTCTGGTGGAAATATTACTTTGTTTTCTCCAAGTGATGTGCCTGATCTTTATGATTCGTTTTTCGTTGACGTAGATAAGTTCAGAACTCTCTATGAGAAGTATGAAAAGGACAAGAAGATTCGCAAGAAGGTTGTTCCTGCGATTGAATTGTTTTCTGCATTCATGCAAGAACGAAAGGATACTGGTCGTATTTATTTTATGAATGTTGATCATGCAAACGATCATGGTTCCTTTATCAAGGATTTGGCTCCTATTCGTATGTCAAATTTGTGCCAGGAAATATGTTTGCCCACCACACCACTGAAGGATATTCATGATGGTGGCCCAGTAGTCAAAACAATGAAAATGACTAAAGAAGAGTATCAAAAATATCTTGAATGGAAGAAAAATAATCTAAATACCCCAATTAAAAGCAGATAAAGTATAAATAGTAGTGAGGAGAACACTACTATGATTACACTATATGTTAAAACGCATAAAGTTACAGGGCTAAAATATCTTGGTAAGACAGAGCAAGATCCATTCAAATACTTGGGTTCAGGAAAGAGATGGAAAAGAGAACTGAACAAATATGGTAAAGATATTCAAACAGAGATTCTATTTCAATCTGATGATATATTACAAATAAAAGAACAAGGGTTATACTATTCCAAATTATGGGATGTGGTTAATTCTCCTAACTGGGCCAATTTTATTGAAGAAAATGGAAGTGGTGGAGATACGTCTGCTTTTAGAGATTATGTCGCCATGAGTATAAAAACTAAAGGTAGAAAGATAGGTCCGCAATCGACGGAACACAGAATCAACAATTCTTTAGGTCATATGGGTCAAAAAGCCTGGAATAAAGGATTAAAATTAGGTAGCACGGAAAAAAGTAAAGAAGTAGGTAAAAAATCTGCTGAAACTAGACGAGGAGTTAAGAGAGGTAAATATAATTTTAAAAAGAAACCTCATGGATTTTCATATCTTAATTCTGGCAAAAAGGCTTGTTGTTTATGTTGTCGGCGCGAATGGGATTTGGGTAATCTTGCAAAGCATTTAAGGAAACAAAATGAACTTTAAATATGAAATAGTAGATGAAATTGATGTATCGGATAAGGATCATGTCTATGTTACAGAAGTTTTTGAATCTGATAGTAAATCAGAGGTGTCGTTGTGTACTTTGTCGGCCATCAACTGGGGCAAGATCAAGAAGCCAAGCGACTTCGAGAAACCCTGCACACTTGCAGTCAGAGCTTTGGATGCGCTTCTTGATTATCAGTCTTACCCTGTCAACGCCGCTCGTATGTCTACTCTTAATCGTCGCCCTCTGGGTGTCGGTATTATCAACTTGGCTTATTGGCTTTCTCGCAATGGCAGTAACTATTCCGATCCGAATCTTGAATTGGTTCACGAATATGCTGAGGCATGGTCTTATTACCTTATCAAGGCTTCTGTAGATTTAGCAAAGGAATCTGGTGTCGGTCCTTGTCCTAAACATACCGAAACTAGATATGGCGAGGGCGTAATGCCTATTGATACATATAAGAGAGAAGTTGACGAACTTATACCAAATCCAGATTATAAAATGGATTGGGATACTCTTCGTGGGGATGCTTTTCTTTATGGTATTCGCAATTCAACTCTGATGGCTCTAATGCCTGCTGAAACGTCCGCTCAGATTTCCAACTCGACGAATGGCATTGAACCACCAAGAGCATTGGTGTCAGTAAAACAATCAAAGGACGGAACTCTGAAGCAGGTCGTTCCCGGTATTGCTAAGTATAAGAACAAGTATGAACTTCTATGGGATCAAAAGTCACCAGAGGGTTATCTAAAGATTTGTGCTGTGCTTCAGAAGTTTATTGATCAGGCAATTTCGGTTAATTTCTCTTATAATCCAGCCCACTATCCAGATAATAAGATTCCCATGTCGGTTCTATTGGGTGATATGTTAATGCATTATCGTTTTGGTGGAAAATGCGGATATTATCTCAATACCAATGATGGTGCTGGAGAAATCAATCTTGATGTACAATTAAGTTCTGATGGAATTGACGAAAATGATTGCGATTCGTGTAAAATATGAGATTTGATTTTTCTCCTTTATATCCTCTAAATGAAACCAATATTGTTGATTTTGATACTGTAATGATGGTTAAAATTCTGCGGTCAATCATTAGTAATGAAAAGGGTAGAATTAGAAAGTCTGCTAATGATATAACACAATGGAATGAATATAATTGGCTATTCGATTATATTCATTCCAAGATCAATTTTGGAGATTATTCACTGAATGAACGATTACATTTATTTGAAATTGGAGCGACAGAGCACCCAAACTGTAAATATTGTGAAAAACCCTTATCATATTCTATATCAAAAAGACGTTATCCAGAAACCTGTTCTGGATGTATGTGGATAGACAAAAAGGATGAATTAAATCGTAAAAGAGAAACTACTATGGTTGAACGATATGGATATGTGAAAAACTTTAGTAGTGAACAATTTAAAGATGAGGTTAAATCCACTTGTCTAGAAATATATGGAGTGGATAATGCATTTAAATCGCCAATTATAAGAGATAGAGCCAAATATACTTGTTTAGAAAGATATGGAGTTGATCATTATAATAAAACTGAAGAGTATAATGACAAAACTAAGGCAACCTGTTTAGAAAGATATGGAGTAGAACATTTTACTCAATCAGAATCTTTCAAGAAAAATAATATAAACGCAAACTATAAAGGTTGGAGAGAGCAAGCAGAATATATTGTAGATAATTATTCTTCTGGTATGCCATCGTATAAACTGTGTGATGAGATTGGGTATAGTCAATCTCATTTTAATAAAATTTTACATAATTTAGAATTAGACCCAAATCTTCCGCAAAACAAAAGATGGAAACCAACCTTTCGTTCTAAGGGAGAAATTGAGATTGGGGATTTTGTGAAATCATTGGGGTTTGATTTTGAAAATAATACCAGAAACGTTATAGATGGAGAATTGGATATTTATATTCCATCTATGAATCTTGCTATAGAATATAATGGAACATATTGGCATTGTGATAGTTTGCGGCCAAAAGAACATGTAATAGACAAACTTAATAAATGCGAGAATTTGGGTATACATCTTGTCACTATACAAGAAAACGTATATTTAGAAAATAAAGATAAAGTTCTAAATAAAATTCGTTCGATGTTGTGCAAGGAAAATGATGTAATTTATGCTAAATATTTAGAATTACATCAAATTTCTAATAGTGTTGCCAGACAATTTCTTAATAATAATCATATCCAAGATTCAAAACGAATTGGATCTATTCGATATGGTTTTTATAATAATGGAGTTTTGGTTGGAGTTGCAACGTTTGGAAAATTTAGAGATGGATTGGAATTGATCCGATATTGCACAAATGTTAAACTTGTTGGTGCGCTACAGAAATGTATATCTAAAATGTCATGCCAAAACATTTATTCATTTGCTGATAGGCGATATACTTCTCGTAAAAAGAACATATATACTTTATGTGGATTTGATGAATTGAGTATTACCCCACAGTCTTATTGTTATCATAGGGGCAATCGAACTCTATCTAGATATCAGACAATGAAGCATAGGTTGAAAAACATCATTCATAATTTTGATGCAAACAAGACGGAATATGAAAATATGATCGATTCTGGTTATGTTAGGACATGGGATTGTGGACATATCCTTTATATTTTTAGGAAATAATTATGGAGAGTTATATAAGAATTAATTGTGATAATTGGGATGATGCTGGAAAACTCTGGTTTGTTGTTGAATATAAGACTAGAGAAAATAGCACAGCAATTGACTTGACACTTAAAGATTCTTTTGGTATAATTGAAAATAGAACAGTTCCACTAAATCAAATTGAATGGATTAATAAAGAATGAGCGTTTTTGATATTAATAAAATTGATGCTACAAAGGAAACTTGTTTTTTTGGAGAGCCAGTTAATATTGCACGATACGAAAAGCAACGATATCCAATTTTTGAGAAGCTAATTGATCAACATCTTGGTTTCTACTGGCGTCCGGAAGAAATTGACTTGTCTCGTGATAGTAAAGATTTTAAAGGGCTAACAGATCATGAAAAGCACATTTTCACCAGTAATCTCAAGCGCCAGATTCTATTGGATTCGGTACAGGGTCGCGCTCCATCTTTGGCTTTTCTCCCAATTTGTTCGCTTCCTGAATTGGAAACCTTCATCCAGACTTGGGCATTTTTCGAGACGATTCATTCCCGTTCTTACACTCATATCATTCGCAACGTTTATCCTGACCCTTCCAAGATCTTTGATGAGATGCTTGACATCCCAGAAATCGTAGATTGTGCTGGTAGCATCAGCAAGTATTATGATGATTTGATCGAATATACAAATTTAGTGAATGCACATGGTTATGATGCAGAAATTGAGATTAACCAAGAAGAAAAGGAGTAATGATGAAAACAAAATTATCAAAATATGAGCACAAAAAGAGATTGTGGCTAACTCTGAATGCAGTTAATGCATTGGAAGGGATTCGCTTTTACTGTAGTTTTGCGTGTTCATGGAACTTTGCCGAACTCAAAAAAATGGAAGGCAACGCAAAGATTATCAAACTAATTGCCCGTTAATTTGGCGGCACATCATAGTAATATGATGTTGAAAACCCTATAAATCGGGGGACATCTTGAAGAAGACAATCCCGACGCCGTGTAGAGAATATACATTTTATAAATAGTGTGCGAAATAGGAGCGAACTATGAAAAGTGTATATTACGTATATGAATATGTTGATCCAAGAAATGATGAAGTGTTTTATGTTGGCAAAGGTAAAGGTAAGCGAGTCTATAATACTTACGAAAAACATAGAAATGAATTTTTTACTAGAAAATGTAAATCTATAGAACGCGATGGTCACAAAGCAACAATTAATATAGTAAAAGATTGTTTGACGGAATCTGATGCTTTTGATATTGAATATGAACTTATTATGAAGTATAAAAGAGTAGAGGATGGCGGAACTCTTACCAATTTAAAAATAGGTTGGGGACGAGGGGCAACTCATACATCAAATCATACTTTAGAAAAGTTATCTAAAATAAATCAAGGAACATTGAATTCGGCTAATATATATTCCGAAGATGAAATTATACGTGTTATGGATTTGATTGTTGAAGGTTGTGGTAATACTGAAATAGAGAGAATTACTGGAATTGATAATAGACAAGTATCTGCTATAAGATATAATAAAAGATGGAAGCATCTGTTTGAAAAACACCCAATCTCTAAAATTCCCGCTTTCAAATCGAACGGCATGTGCGGAAAAATTAATCTAGAATCTCAACTCGAAATAATAGATGCGATTGTCAATAGAGGAAACAAACTACTAAAAGACATCGCTACCGAATATGCAATGAAATCAAATACAATAGTGCAGATTAATTTAAGAAAATCTTGGAAAATTGCTTGGAAAATATACGACACACGACGCTAACGACTATCGAACGGATATATTATTGGGAAACTTTTAATATAGAACTTAGTAGAGTAGTTCATAAGTATGAACGAAACGTAGGGGTTCCATACTTCTAAGTCTAAGGATATGAATTATGGGATATGATATAGTCTGGTCTTTATGGAAACATAAAGCTGTTAATAACAGTAGAAAGAATAACGAATTTTCTAGAACAAAACGGACGAAAATTTGCATCTTGCCGCGACTCAAAACCTCCTGAAGATTCTTCCAAAAGAAGATGCAGACTTTGCTAAGATACAGGAAGAGACAAGGGATGAATGCATCAAGATGTTTTATGAGGTGGTCGAACAAGAAAAGGCGTGGGCACATTACCTTTTCAAGGATGGATCGATGATCGGTCTAAATGAGCAACTACTCTGCGAATATATTGATCATATTGCAGCAAAGCGTATGGGAACTATTGGATTAAATGGTAAGCCGGGTCCAAATCCATTGCCATGGACTACTAAATGGATTGCCGGATCTGAAGTCCAAATCGCACCACAAGAATCGGAGCTAGTTTCCTATGTTATTGGCGGTGTAAATCAAGATGTCACTGAAAACACTTTTACTGGATTTAAACTTTAAGGAGATTTTATTATGGCACTAAAGAATGCAATTACTACTACTAAGAAGACTTCACAGAGCATTCGTAATCCGAAGATGGCATCTATGAATAAGAGCAAAAAGAGGAGCTTCAAACCTTATCGGGGGCAAGGTCGTCCTTGAAAAAAAAGTTCATCGATTATTTCATGAGAGTGGCTGAAGAAACAGCCACTCTTTCCTATGCCAAAAGGAAACAAGTTGGTTGTGTGATCGTCAAAGATGGTCGCATTCTATCTTTTGGATACAACGGAACTCCAAAGGGATTTGATAACTGTTGTGAAGATGAACATGGTCTGACCAAACCAGAAGTATTGCACTCTGAGATGAATGCTTTGATGAAGTTGTGTCAATCTACCGAATCCTCATCTGACGCCACGATGTTCATCACACTTTCTCCTTGTATTGATTGTGCCAAGGCTATACATCAAGCAGGAATCTCTACTGTTTTCTACAAAGATAAATATCGCGATACCAGTGGTATTGACTTTCTAGAAAAATGTGGAGTAAAAATATGCCAACAAGATCAGACTGGATAACATGTCAAGATTGCGAAGAAGAGTTTAGCGTTCTATCATCAAATCATAATGGACCAGAATATTGTCCATTTTGTTCTTCTCCTCTGGATCTTTTTGATGAGGATTTGGACGAAGAAGAGTGACTTGGTATTACAGGGGTGAACCGATAAACTCTGAAGACGATTTGCCTAAGGACAAAAAGTATATAGGTTTCATATATCTTCTTGTTCAAAAATCTACAGGAAAAAAATATATCGGGCGTAAACTTTTGCAGAAGCCAAAATATACAACCGTGAATAAAAAAAAGAAGAAAACAATGGTATCTTCTGATTGGATGACTTATTATTCATCTTCTCCGGTTATTATTGAATTTGTTAAAGAACATGGAACTGATGATTTCGCCAGAGAAATTTTAACCTTTGTGACTTCTAAAGGATCTTTGGTGTATACGGAAGAATTGGCGTTATATTTGGTTGGTGCTTTAGAAAATCCAGATCAATGGATTAATGGAAATATTAGATCAAAAATTTATACAAATTGGTGCAAGCCAGATGAAGCATTAGATTTACGCGAGGCACTCAAAAATATATATTGACATCATCTGCGAATCATCTTATATTGTCTCCATCGAAACCAATAGGAGATTTTATGGCAACGTTTACATTTGATACAGAAATCATTCGAGATGAAGAAGTGTTTCTGGTTGAAGTTGAATATGCTTGTAATGCAATTGTTCCAGAGACATATTATCAGCCTGCTGAAGGCGGTGAAGTTGAATTGATCGGTGTATATTGTGATGATGCTGATTTTGAACTTACTCAAGATGAAGAAGATGAAATTTATGAGATGTGTCGGGATCGAGCAGAAAAAGATTGGAATGAGTTTAAAAATACAGATCGGCGAAATTAATGCTTGATGCATTCTTCGATGATGACGATGACCCAAAGGTAAATTCTGTTCAGACAGTGTCTGAAAAAATTCGTCAACGAAGAATACAAATGTTGTTGCATTCATATCTATATTATGTTATAGATGATACTATAATCAGTGATGATAAATGGCAACAATGGGCAGATGAATTAGTAGAACTTCAGAAACGAAAATCTGATATTGGTTTCTATGATGATGCTTTTCGAGATTGGTCCGGTTCAACTGGTATGCATTTGCCATTTGATCAGTGGGTGATTGATAGAGCAAATAAATATATAAAAGGTGATTATAGTAGTTGACATTTATATTAAAGACATCTTTTTCATGTCGTCTTTCATAATAGTTATTAATTTTTTATCTTTTGGAAATTGAGTCCACTTTGCTACGTCTTTCTGTGTTTTATATCCTTTTATTTCGATGTATTCGAAAGTTTCTATCAAATAAAAGTCTGGCGTATAACTTCTCCACTTTCCTTCAAAAAAGTACGGAAAATGTTCAGTGTTCCTTTTCCAATCTATATTATTTGTATCTAGATGTTTTGCATATGCCAATTCCCAAGAACCATGTAAATCCACACCATTATAATCTATATGCATATTTTTAGCTAATGAAGTGTGCCAAGTGCCTTCTTTTACCTTTGTATTGATGGCCTTTGATATTTTTCGACCAACCGCTTTGTTAAACTCATCCGTACGATTTTTTATAGATAGAGAAAGTTTATCTCTCGTGGATTGTTTAATTTCGTATTCTATACCAAGTTCTTTGGCTTTGGTGTATTGATTTTGGCCTCTGGGTATGAGTTTTTGAAATTCTGGGTCGCTGAAGGGGGTAAACTGTCTATTAGGATTCAGTTTACATAATCTTTCGTGATTTCTTAATGAGTTTGGATTTTTGCAAACTTTTTTGCAATACTTGCAGATATAAATAGTCATTGCTGATGCTCCTTTTTAGCGTTAGAGTGACTGGAGTTGGTTCCTCGCGAGTCACGCTTTATTTATATATCTTGAATTTTATGGTTGACTTTAGTTTGTATTGTGATATACTATGCACATAAAGAGTTATTCTCCATGGGCGAGCAAGCGAACGCGGCGGTCTGTTACACCGCTATTTGCCTCGGGCGGTACGAGGATGGAGAGCCTTAAGTCCTTAGTACGTCTATAAACTGCTGGCCATATTTTAATGGAGAAATGATATGAGTTGTTTTGAAGTTTTTAATGGTGAACTCATATCGTTTCATGATTTTTGTCTATCAGAAGCCATAACGAATACTCCCACTAAATTTGGTTCTAATATTGAAGCAGATGATAATAAGATATCAACTAGAATGACAGATCAGGGTCCGACACATCATGCATTTTTTCATCATGTATCTAATAATACTACTGGACATCATGCTGTTAGTGTGTTACAATCAGGAGAAGCAATTCTAGGAACTCACGATAAGCCATCTAATAATATTTTTGATTACAATGATCAACAAAGATATACCAGATCAAATCCGATTGGGGCCTTTGGAAAATCAATGCATGTTATTGATCACATAGCAAAAGAAAAGAATATCAAAAACATTAAATTTAGAAGTGCTGGTGATAAACTAGGAAGTCTATATAAAACAATGGTTAATAACAAACATTTTCATAAGTCGATGAATGATTCTGGTTGGAATTATTCTGGAGAACATGATGGGTTTCATCATTTTGATAGGAAATGATTTTTAGGAGATACGACATGACTGAAGTTCTAGTCTTCAAGTTTCCAGATTTAAAGAATGAAAATCGAACTATTATTGAACGTCAATATTGTTCACTATTGCATGATTATCGAGAAGGTGTTATACTGGAACCAGAAGTTTTAGATTGGTTTGATTCGGCAAATAGTTTTTTAGCTACTATGGAGAGTAAATGATGAGTACGTTTGATATTGAAGAAGGTATGACTGATGCCGGAAAGAGTTCTACACCTAGGATGGTTAAAGGTGGTATCTTTGCTCCTAATGATATTGCGTTGATTAAGAAGGCTCTTATGTTCTATATTGGTCATAGTGGAGATGTTACAGAATTGGATGAGAAGCAAACTGTGAATCTTTTGCATCGTCTGAATAATCGAATTTAATAGGTTTAAGGACCCGTAGCTCAACTGGATAGAGCACAAAACTTCTAATTTTGGGGTTGCAGATTCGAATTCTGCCGGGTCCACCATTTCGTGGAGTTTAATATGAATAAAGAAACTCTGAAACAAGAGAGCATTAAGTGGGGTAAACGCGCAGCAATTTTTGCAGTATTTGGTATTACCGGAACTGCTGCACTCTTGGCATACAATTTGTATCGTGTCTCTAAGGGACTTGATGATATTGATTGGGAACATCTAGAACTTTGAAAGGATTACTATGAAGGAAGTTTTTGTTACAGTAGGCGGAATTGTTCTGGCTTTAGCACTGGTATTTGGTCTATCATACGGTGGTTATAAGTCTTATGAATTCTTTGCGCCAAAGTATCGGGCAGTTGATGAGAAAGTTTTTGAGCAGTCTGAGCAGTACAACCAAGGTATGGTACGAGACTTGTCGGAACTCCAGCGACAGTATGTGACTTCTGATGAAGCGGGTAAGGAAGCACTTCGCCCAATTATCCGACAGAGGTTTGAAGTTTACCCAGAGAATAAGATGCCTGCCGATCTTCGTACTTTCTATGAATCAATTAAGTGAAAGGAAACTATATTATGATTAAGAATATTATGCTACTCACTGTCGCTACTCTGGCTCTTGCTGGGTGTGATGGGACTGCACAAACTGGTGACCAGATCCAGAACCAAAAGCAGGAGGAACTTACCAAGCAGGGAGTTGAAATGATTGGTGTTCCTGCAATTACAAACTTCCAAGAGAAGCGGTTTATGAAGGACATTCTCGAACTTCGTGACCGTCCAGATCTAGTAACATATACTTACATTGTTGATCTCAATGGTCATACTCATAAGGTCTGTGATAGCATTGGATATGGTCTGCCATATGCTACTCAGTATACCAATCCTCAGCGAGTTGCACGAATGGACGAGACTCCTGATCATGGCAATGTGACATTGCCCCAAGCCGATCCAAATGGTCTTTATAGTCCTGCTAGTGCTGATGGCACATGGGTACTCTGTAAGGTTCCCGGTAAGGATAAGGTGACGCCACAGTATATTGAACCCCATGTGATTGTGACTACATTCCCACTGAGTATGTGATATTTTAGTTTACTCCGGAAGCTTTAAAGTGAAGATATAAACAATTAGTGCGCCGGTAGCTCAATGGTAGAGCGGTGAGCTTATACCTCATGATCGGCAGATTACCGAACGGTTGGGGGTTCAAGTCCCTCCCGGCGCACCAGTCTATAATTAATATGATATAAGATCTGATATAGTAAAGGTTCCCTTTTTGATCATAGAAATATCTTTACTTCTTATAACTCTAATTTTATCAAGAGAGTTCCATTTAATTCTATCTAATTCTCTTTCATATCCTTTAACTTCATTATATAATTCATAATCTGTTAGATAGAAATCAGGAAAATATAATCTTTCTCTACCTGTGCCATCTAAATATGATACTGGCTCTGGTTGTATAAAATTTATACAATTTTCATCTAGCCATTTTGCAAAGATTAATTCCCAAGTTCCCTTAAATGTCATTCCATTATATTCGTATAATTTTGCTCTACCGGAAACATTGTTTTTTGAATATGAATCTGGATTATTTATTACTGCCATTTTCATCTTTTTAGAATGTGCATCTCTATTTTCTTGTTTAGAGAAATATGCGCTAACGTTTTTTGATTGTTTTGCTCTATACTCTTCTGTTTTATATATGTGAGAATTTCTTTTGTTTGCTGCGCGCAATTTGTCTTTGTATTCTTCACATTGTGTAGGAAAATTTGGATATTGATCATGTAGAAATTCTATAGTATCATAACCAAAGAATTTAATATTTTTTATATTAATTATTCTACACTCATAACCATTGACTGGCGATATTAATTTATCATAGAATACAAAATCTGAATAAATATTCATGCTGATTCTCCTTGACAGAATTAGAGTGACTGGATATTGGAGTATCGCGAGTCACACTTTATTTATATATCTTTGATTTTTATATTGCCTCCGTTCCCTGTCTGAAATATGACAAGATCCGATCTGATCACAGACGGCAACATTTGTAACTAGTCAATGCAAATGTTGGGAGGTTTCTTTTTTAGGATTTGCTAATATTTATTGGACCCTTAGCTCAGTAGGTAGAGCAAGAGCTTTTTAATCTCTAGGTCGCTGGTTCGAAACCAGCAGGGTCCACCAAAACTCTTTAGGTGAATGCAGTAGATGTGGCCACATAATTAAAGGTATAGTAACCTTGCTACTGTGTTCTTCTAAACAGTTTTGATATTCGGGGATATGGTGTAATGGTAGCCACATCGTGCTTAAAACGCGACGAGTTTATCTCATCCGGGTTCGAGTCCCGGTGTCCCCACCAGAATTATATAAATTAATGCCCCATGGTGTAATTGGCAACACATCTGATTTTGAGTCAGAAGAGTTTAGGATCGTGGCCTAGTGGGGCATCCATAAATACAGATAGTGCGGGATTAGCATAGTGGCAATGCAACGGATTTCCATTCCGTTTAGGAGATTTCGATTATCTCATTCCGCTCCAGACATTAATGCCGGTTTAGCTCAGATGGTAGAGCGCCAACCTTGTAAGTTGGATGTCAGGGGTTCAATTCCTCTAACCGGCTCACCTTTTCAACTAATTTATTGGAAATTTTATGCAATGTATTAATTGTGATTCTGAAAATCTTAAGAAGCTCGGAATGCGTTTTATGGGTAAGGATAAATGTCTTGGCTATACTTGTAATGAATGCGGAGAGACTTTTGTAGTTTCTAAAGAAGACAATTCCTCTGAAGATTCGTCTGAATCACTCAATGATGATATTCATTATTTCCGTGATGAAGAATATCTTATTGAACTCAAATCAGCAAAGAAACTCGTCTTCACTACAGCATTAAACAATTCACCGGTTGATGAGGTGTTTTTTAATTCACTTCTTCAATATTGTAATGCAAATAAGGCCAAGCTAGTTGTGTTTCCTATTAAGTATAAGAATCCATCTATGCTTGCCGTTGGAGAAGATGATGAATGCTGGTATGATCATCGGGTTATTCCATATCTAGTTGAAAACAATTTTGATGTGAGCCATAATATTCGAATCCTTGGTGGATTGAAGATTCAGGCAACAGCAGAGAATCCTTTGACAGGTATTGATGGTTTATCAAAGGGATATAATGTCATTATTGGCCACCCTCAGGTTTCTCTGAGGACTTTGCCTAGAAATGCACAGCCATATCCTGCCATTGCCACAACAACTGGTGCTGTTACACTAAAGCAATATAGTACAACTAAGGCTGGATATAAGGCCGCATTTAATCATTCAATGTCTGCTGTTGTTCTGGAATTTGATAAGGATAAGGATTTCTTCATTCGTCATCTAAATTTTGATGGAGAAGGATTTTCTGATCTAGATCGATATTATTCTGACATTGGTTGGAATTCCGATCAGACTATTGAGGGTCTAGTTACTGGTGACGAACACGCTCTATTTGTTGATCCTAAGGTAAGGGAGGCAACATATGATGGTCCTAAGTCTCTGGCTAAGATTCTTAAACCAAAGTATATTGTTCGTCACGATGTTCTAGATTTCTTTTCTGCCAGTCATCATGGTCGGAATAATGTGTTTCTGAAGTTCGCTAAACATCATTCTAAGGGCATGGGGTCTGTTTTGAATGAACTTATGCTGACAATTAATTTCATTAAAGACACTACACCAAAAGGTGCCACCAATATTATGATTGCATCAAATCATAATGAGCATTTGATGAGATGGTTAAATGAATGTGATCCTAAGAATGATCCAGAAAATGCTTTACTATATCATGAATTGATGTATAGAATGCTAAAGCAAACTAATATGAATGATGGGAATGTCCATTGTCCAGAACCATTCGAATTGTTTGCTGATGAATATTTGAACGAAAACACAAAGTTCCTAAGTCGCAACGAAGCATTTAAGATCTGTGATGTTGAAATATCTAATCATGGTGATCGCGGAACTAATGGATCTCGTGGATCTTCGAAGCAGTTTTCTAATATTCCTGTGAAGACTATTACTGGACATTCGCACTCTCCTGTAATTGATAAGGGCAACTATACAGTAGGAACTTCTAGTATCTTTAATTTATCCTATGTAAGCGGTTTGTCAACATGGCACCATGCACATTGTTTAATTCACAAGAATGGCAAGCGGCAGATGGTCTTCATTGTAAATGGAAAGTGGAGAGCGTAAGAATTCGGAAGGTGTTGCTGATGCATAAGTAACATCAAGGCACACTAATAGGGGACTTGATCCGACTTAGGCTGAACAGAAGTATATCACATTGTACTCCTATCTGGAATGTGATGAAATGATGGATAGGATACGACTCTGTTGGGTGTCGGCAGAGTAAGAGAACAATATCTTCTGGATACCGGTGGATATAGGGCACCCCATTTCTTCATAAATAGAATCAAAAACTATTTGTGGGGAAATGCAATGATCGGTCATATACTTCGTCTAGCCAGACATCATGTATATCAATTAAAGAATAAGAGTAAAAGAAGCTCTAGATGGCCTGAGGTTGAATATAAATATAAAGAAAATAATCCAGAGTGTGCTTGTTGCGGATCTAAAAATAAACTTCAGATTCACCATAAAAAACCATTTCATCTTCATCCAGAACTTGAATTAGACCCAACCAATCTAATCACACTTTGTATGGATTTAGATTGCCATATTTTAGTCGGCCATGGCGATAATTTTAAAATGTATAATCCAGATGTAGTAGAAGATGCTGCAATAGTGAGAAAAAGTTCTGACATTAAAGGAACTTTAAAGATTGTGGCTGCATCAGCGAAATCCAAAAGATTATCTCAATAATTACTTCTTGAGCAGATTCATTATAACACTAATGCCAATTTGAGCCTTTTCCTGACCCCATCCAGCATTTCATAAATATGCATAGGATCCCTAATGGAGAATTTCCTATGTCCAATAAATACGGTTGGGTTAAATCCCCAGAAAATCCTGATGATGTCTATGTTGAAAACCATGCAGCATTTAAATTAACTGCTGAACCAATTCCTGATAAAATTGACTTGAGACAATATTGTTCTCCTGTATTTGATCAAAAAAATATTGGATCTTGCACGGGAAATGCTTTAGTTGGTGCTTTAGAATACCTAGAAAATAAAGATAAAGACCTAGAATCTAATGGACAATTCTGTCATCTTAGTAGACTATTTGTTTACTATAATGAGCGGGAAGTTGAAGGAACTGTTTCTCAAGATGCTGGTGCCCATATCAGCGATGGTATCAAAGTTCTTTCAGAAGAAGGAGCCTGTTCCGAGACTGTATGGCCATATGATGAGAAAAAGTTTACTATAAAACCAACTGTTGAAGCATATCAAGACGGATTAACTCGTAAGATTTCTGGTTATGCTAAAGTCAATCAGGATTTAGATAGTATTAAAAAAGTTCTTGCTTCTGGATATCCTATTGTATTTGGATTTACTGTTTATCCGTCTTTTGAATCTGAAGACGTTGCTGATAGTGGCGAAGTAGATATGCCGGGAATTTTTGATAAAGCAATCGGGGGTCATGCAGTTTTGCTTGTAGGATTCAAAGATTCCACAAAAAAATTCATTGTAAGAAATTCTTGGGGGCCAGATTGGGGCGATAATGGATACTTTACATTGCCCTATAAGTATGTTATAGATCCAAAGTTGGCTTGTGATTTCTGGACTATTACTAAATAATTAATGCGGAGGTGATGTTAATGGTAGCATGACGGTCTCCAAATCCGTTCGTCTGGGTTCGAATCCTAGCCGCCGTGCCAATAATAGGTGATTAATGTTTGATGATGCAAAGAATGCTATAAAAGAATCGAGTCGGTCTAGTTCCATTTATGTGGGGGCCGACTCGATCATTTTCACTAAAGATGGTGAGAGATATGCCAAATATTCCACAGTTATTATTATCCATATAGATTCCAAACATGGGTGTAAAATATTCCATAACTCTGTTGATATGAAAGATTATGGCAATTTAAAACAGAGACTTATGATGGAAGTTCAGATGGCAGTAGAAGCGGCCACAGAGATTTTAGAGGTTTTAGATGATAGATCTTTATCAATCCATTTAGATTTAAATCCGAACCCAAGATACAAATCTAATATTGCAGTTCGTGAAGCACTCGGATGGGTTAGAGGATCTTTGGGGATTGACGCAGAATTAAAACCTAGAGCATGGGCAGCATCGACTTGTGCAGACCATATAGTAAGGAAATGATAAATAGTTCCAAAGGAGTTATTATTCATGTGCGTAGTTGTAGCCAAATATCTTCCAAATCTTGGTTGGGTGATTGCTAAAAATAGAGACCAAGATTATGTTTCTGATATAAGTTTTGAAGATGAAACTCATCCAAAAGTTGGTGAGGTTTTTTTGATGCATGATAAAAATACTGGATATGATGAAGGTATGAATTATAAAGGGTTAACAATCATCACAGCCAGCCTAACTCCAAATATTGATGATGAAACAGATCGTTCTGATGGGAGTAAGATTCAAAAAGCTTTGGCAATGGAAACGCCAGAAGAAGCAGCTAAGTATCTAATATCAAAAAAGTTGACTGGATTTCTTTTTATATGTAACAGAAGTAAATTTATCTTGGTTGAAGCGGCTAAAACTAATGATGGTAAAGGTGAATATAAAGCAACATCAAGAATTGTTCCCACTTCAGAAACAGTAGTAAGGACTAATCATGGAGTTGAATTTCCTTGGGCTGGATTTCAATATGGGGTTGAGGGTAAACAAGATATGTGGCGTAAATCTAGTGAGAGACGTAAAGAATTGGCCGAACGAGCCGTAAGAAATGCTAAAACTCCAGAACAAATGTTAGATAATATGTCACAGAAGTTAGATAATGATTTACAAATGAACTTGTTTAGAGTAGAATATACGCCTAGACAAATGAGAACGATTTTTCAATGGGCCTTAGTTCCCAGTCAAGATAAAGCATATATTAGGCCAATTCAATGTAGAATGAAACAAGATGTTAGTAGAGAAAAGATTCATATTGAACTTTTAGATAATAAATGTATCAAAAAAACATTTCCTACAGTCAAACATCTTGCAAAATTGTCTATCAAAGATGATGGCAAGTATATGGATGCAATTCAAGAACAAGCATTGACGTTTAAAGATTTTATTTAATGGAGATTTATAATGGAATATAATGATGTGATTACTATCAAGCTGGTATCTGGTGATGAAATTATTGGTCGTTATCAGGAAAGTGTTGGTGATACTACTGCACTAAAGAAGCCAGTAACTTTTATGATGGGACAACAGGGTCTGGGTCTTGTTCCCTATGCATTTTCAGCGCCAGAAGATATTACTCTAGAATTTCCCAAGTCGTCAATTATCGTATCATTCAAGACAGATAAGACTGTTGCAGATCAATATCTTCGTCAAACTACAGGGTTGATTCTAGGATGAAAATTCATATTCCACCATACAGGAGCGACTTGATTCCTATCCGAGGACTAGAAAGAAAATACGAACATTGGCTGGACAAGTATTATCTAGATGAGTCAGAATATACTTGGCACGATAAGATTGTGTTTGGTTTATTTGATAAGTTGAGTGATTTCTTTCTTCCTATCAATCGTTGGTGGTATAGTCGTGATCGCAAGATCAAGATCAAGATTGACAATTATGATTTATGGAGTATGGATCATACATTGGCATTGATCATTCATCCTATGCTTTTGAAACTGAGGGAGAGTAAGTGTGGTTCTCCTGATGTGGCAAACGAGGATGTTCCTGAACACATTCGTTCTGAACAGCACAATGTTGATGGTGATACTGATGAACATTGGCACAAACGGTGGGAATGGGTTCTTGACGAGGTGATATGGAGTTTTTCCCAGATTATTGACAACGATGATGTAGAATCACAGTTTTTCAAAAATGGGTTTGATAAGGATGGATACAATGAGTGGCAAAAACGAATCAACAACGGAACAAGACTTTTCGGGATCTACTATAGGAGACTCTGGACCTAATATGACCATTGATTGGCCAGATGCGACGATAATCCTACAACCAAAGTATTCTGACTGGAAAGTAGAGATGTTTCCCGGAATAACCGTTTCAATTATTGAAGGACATATTCCAAACTGGTTTCAAAGAAAAATGCAGGAATTGGTTTTCGGCTTTAGATGGCGAAAATGATAAATAGATATATGAAGAATGATAAATAGATATATGAAGAGGAGTATTGATGCCAGTCTATCAATATAAAAACACAGAGACACAGGAAGAATGGGAAGAGTTCTGGTCCTATGATTCCCACAAGCAATTTCTTGCGGAGAATCCACATCTTCAACAAGTATTTTCAATCAACATTGTAGGTGGCACAGGAGATCGCGTCAAGACTGATGCTGGTTTCAATGACATGCTAGGCAGAATCGCCCGTTCTAATCCGACCTCTCCTTTGGCGGACAGATACGGTGATAAAGGCATCAGAGCATCCAAGTCTCGTGATGCAGTCAGACGCCAGCAGAAAAAGCATGGAGTATCAACAAAAACATCATAAGTTCGCTGTTATTATGGAGCAAGTGAGAATTACTCTAACCCTTCTAATAAAAGGTAACCTCCTGTATGAGTCACCAAAACTTCTTTGATACTGTAGAAGAATATACTGAACAACCATCACGCCGTCAGCGTAAATCTGCTAGGAAAGCAAAAAGAAATTCCAATAATGTAATTCAACTTCATAAGTCTCAACCAAAGCCACTTGAACTTCAAAACATTAAACCAATGACGGATAATCAGAAATTAACTTTTAAGTATTATAGAGAAGATAAAAATCTTATACTCCATGGGTGCCCCGGAACCGGAAAGAGTTTCATCAGCTTATATTTGGCTCTAGATGAAGTATTGAATAAACCAAATACCAAATATAAAAAAGTAATCATTATTAGAAGTGCTCAATCAGGTAAAGATATCGGATTTTTGCCGGGATCTGCTAAACAAAAAATGGCAGAATTCGAAACTCCTTATGTTGGAATTTGTGCTAAACTATTTGATAATCCAAATGCATATCAAACATTGAAGAATAAAGGTATCATTCAATTTGAGTCAACTTCGTTCTTGCGTGGCCAGACAATTGATGATACTATTGTCATTTTTGATGAGTTTCAGAACACAAATCTTCAAAATGCGGTAACTGTATTAACTCGTATTGGACAAAACACTAAGATTATTCTCTGTGGTGATCGCAAACAGGATGATTTGACATCTAAGCGGTTTTCCGAAGAATCTGGTGCAGACTCTATTTTGCGTCTATGCTCTCATATTCCATCAATGAAATCTGTTGGGTTTAATGTGGAAGATATTGTTCGTTCTGGATTTGCTAAGGAAGTAATTCTAGCTATGATTGCATGTGATCTATAAATATGTAAATAGATTTATCAATTGGTCTTGACAATATATCCAGATAGTGTATACTCGTATTAAGCGATCATATTCTATCTGGATATATTAATTATGAAAGTATTTTATTATGGGTAAACGAAGTGATTTTGAACGAGTTTCTAAAGACTATTATCCCACTCCAATTTCAGCAGTAATTCCTTTACTTCCACATCTTATGCCAAATGCTACATTTTATGAGCCATGTGCTGGTGATGGTAGATTAATTAATCATCTAGAATCTAATAAACTTCTTTGTAAAGGTGCATGGGATATTGAACCTCAGGCAGATAATATTAAAGAAGCAGATGCCCTTGAATTAGATTTGTCCTCGGGTGCTGATTATATTATTACTAATCCTCCATGGGATCGTAATTTACTTCATCCTATGATTGAACATTTTAGCAACCAACTTCCGACTTGGCTTTTGTTTGACGCAGATTGGATGCATACCAAACAATCAATTCCTTTTATGAATAGATGTGAAGCCATTATCTCTGTTGGTAGAGTTAAATGGATTGAGGGCAGCAAATCTTCTGGCAAAGACAACTGCTGCTGGTATCTATTTTCTAAGCCAAAGTTTGTCAACAAAACCCTTTTTGTAGGTAGACGATAATATAGACTTGACTCCTTTTCGAATCATTGGTATAAATGGCATATCGAAACGAAGGAGATTTTATTATGAGCAAAGGTAAATACAGCCCGGTACTGACTCGCAAGGATGTGGATCGCCCCTACACTGATTACTGCTATAATGCAGACCGCCAGATCCCTCCCGAATGGACTCTTGAAATGAAAGAGCGAGGCGAAATCTATGACACTCGTCTTTACTTTGACAACTACGATGAAAACGGTTACGACAGTTACGGATACAGCGCGTTTGATGCTGACGGCAACTATGTCGGCATTGGTGATGGTGTTGACCGCTGGGGCTACACCGAGTGGGACTATCTCGCAATGAGCGATGAAGAGTTTGAAGATATTTGCAGGTATGGAGCATAATTATGAAGAATTTTGTTGCAGATTATTCCCACGGTAGGAATGGATCTCTAAGTCGAACTCGCATTCAGGGGAATATCGTTCAGCTAAATGGCGCTCAATCAGATTTTGCTGTTCAGTCTTATCTACAGAATAAGCATCCCGGTTCTGAGATCATGATATATAATATTTCATGGAGGTGATTATGTCAAAGACTCGTAATCCAGTAGCTGGTAATATCTGGAAATATAATAAGCCTAAGGTAGTTCCTGATAAGAAACGGGAGCCTAAACAGAAGCACATTCAGCGTGTGCTTGATGAATTTTTGGAGTATTGAAAATGAATTTTGTAATTTATGGCAAGGACGGTTGCCCTTTTTGTGAACGAGCCAAGGCACTAATTAAGCAAAAGGGCGGAGAGTATAGTTACCTTACACTAAATAAGGATTTTACTCGTGAAGAACTTCTAGAACTAGTTCCAGAGGCCAAAACTTTTCCTCAGATTTGGGTTGAAGATGATGAGGAATTTACAATTCATATCGGTATCGGTGGCTATGATGATCTTGAAAAGTATTTTTCAGAATCTCTGATTGAACAAGATCTTAATAATGGTGCGACAATTCGTGTTACTTTCACTAAGAAGGATGGCACCGAGCGAACTATGCTCTGCACTCGTAATCCATTAATTATTGCTGAGTATTATACCGCACCAGAAAAGACTAAGGAAACCACTCGTAAAAAATCTGAAGGAGTTGTTCCTGTGTTTGATCTTGATAAGAATTCTTGGCGCAGTTTTGATGTTGATAGTGTAATCGGTTATACAGTAATTGAGGAAATTACAGAATGAAGCAGCCATTAACTCGTTGGGAAACTTTTAAGGCAGTGGTTGCCAAGTGGATTGTGGTTAATATCGCCACAAGGATTAGTCCCTTGGCGGTGTTAAGTCTCATTCTAGAAGTTGCTGATATGTATAAACAACGAGAATTAGAAGAACTAGGAAGTATTGAAGAATGAGTAATATGTTACAATATGCAAAGAGTGAACTTGACCGAATTGGTATGACCGAAGATGGTGATGAATATAATGCAATGGGTCGGAATGCCATTCTTGAACTGGTAGAAAAGTTTGCAGAACAAGGACATTCTGGGTTCTCAGCATCATATGTCACTAACTGTTTGGAGAAACTGCTTCGTTGGGAGCCTCTGTCTCCACTTACTGGAGAAGATTCAGAATGGACTCTTCTTGAGTATGATGATGAAACTCATTATCAGAATAAGCGATGCAGTCGAGTATTCAAAGATTTTGATGGTAGAGCATATGATATTGAAGGCAAGGTTTTCTGGGACTGGTATACAAATGAAGACGGCGAAAAGAGCAAGTCTTATTTCACCTGTAAAGAAAGTCGTGTATACATTGATTTCCCTTATGTTCCTACCACTGTATATGAGGAGCGCGTATCGTGAAGGCTTTGGTAACCGGTGCCGAGGGCTATATCGGTCGTATTCTCTGTAAGATTCTAAAAGATGAAGGCTGGCAGGTCTTTGGTCTTGATCTGAAAGAACCAGTTCATTGGGAACTTGATGAGACAGATTTTCATCATTACTATGTTGGTCATTATGGAAATCCTCGACCATATATTCAGCATAAGTATGATGTAATTTTCCATCTAGGTGCTAATAGTCTACTTGGCCCTTCTGTAAAGAATCCTCTGGATTATTTTGATAATAATGTTTCTGGCATGATTGATATGCTAAAGAATATCAAAAACGAACAGCCAGATACACCAATTATCTTTGCATCATCTGCTGCAACATATGGCGATCCTAATAAGAATATTGCTCTTAAAGAAGAAGATGCTGGTTATCCTATCAACCCTTATGGTTGGAGTAAATGGTTCGGTGAACGAATCCTAGAAGAATCTTGTAATGCATATGGTATGCGCGCATATTCCATGAGGTTCTTCAATGTCACTGGTGGGTTTGATGGTATGGGGCAGGATTTGGATCAACCACACATTCTCACCAAGATGTGTCAGGCGTCTATAAATAATGAGACATTCTACATCAATGGCAATGATTTTAATACCTTTGACCAAAGTTGTGTTAGGGATTACATTCATGTCTATGATGTATGTCAGGCACTTATTGCAGCCGCAAAGGAAATCCAAACTGATGCTCCAACTTCATATACACAATATAATGTAGGGTCTGGAGTAGGATATTCTAATATTCAGCTTGCTAATATGGTTAAAGATCTATATGGTTTGAATTATGATTTTGCGCCAAGACGAGATGGAGACCCCGGATATTTGTTTTCTGATAATACTGCACTCAGGCAGGAACTAAAGTGGGAACCCACTAAAACCATTTCTGAAATTGTTGATTCTCATTATGAGTTTGTAAAGAAGGAATTGAATAAAGTATGAGTGAAATCTTTTCTCGTGATGAGATGAATGCCAAGAGTCACGGTGGTTCTGAAATGATGGTCGAGGGTATGCTTGCCCGACTAAATCCTGAATATCATGATAAGTTTCAGATTATCTCTTCTCGGGTAAGAGAACTATATGATGATAGAATTCGAATTCTATGGCTACATAACACAGCCCAAGATCCTGAGAGTCAACAACTGAAGGATCCAAATTTTCGCAATAAGTTCCACAAAATTGTGTACTGCGGAAATTACCAGATGAATCAATATCAGAACTTTCTTGGTATTCCTCATGATCAAAAGACTTGTGTGATTGACACTGCTATTGAACCACTTGGTCCAATTAATAAGGGTGATGCCAAGGAAGAGATTCGGCTAATTTATGCATCTACGCCGCAGAGGGGTCTATCACTTCTAGTTCCTGTATTTGAAGAACTCTGCAAGCATCACGATAATCTGGTTCTGGATGTCTTTTCTAGCTATAAGATTTATGGTTGGGCTGAAGCAGATCAACAATTTGAAGAATTATTTGATCGGTGCCGAAATCATCCTAAGATTAATTATCATGGATTTCAACCAAATGATGTTGTTCGTGAACATATGGCAAAGGCTCATATTTTTGCTTATCCCTCAATTTGGCCAGAGCAGAATAGCCGTTCATTGATTGAAGCAATGTCTGCCGGTTGTGTTTGTATCCATCCAAATTATGCAGGATTGACAGATACTTCTGGTGGTATTACCATGCAGTATAATTGGGATCAGGACCAGAATGTTCATGCTAATATGTTTTATGCTATTTTAAATGATACAATTAACCGCATGAAAGAAACTGATATGTATCCATATCTACAGTTCCAGAAGACTTTTTCAGATTATAGATATTCTTGGTCAAGGATTGCTAATCAATGGAATGCATTGTGTGCTTCTCTTGTATATGAATATGAAGGCAAGGATCTAAAGGTTCCTGCTGCACAGTTTAGTTATAGGACTTCATAATGACATATTCATTGTATAGGATTCGTGATGGTGCTGGAGATAGCGGTCTGATGAGTCTTGCTTGTATTCCAACCTTTGATCAAGATACTGGTAAGGCTGTCTCGGTAGAAGAGATTGAGAATGCCGAGCCTCGTGTTGGTGCTGTTATGCGAGTTGGTTCTCATTATGCAAGATCATTTACTGCTCAAGATTATTGGCAAACAACAGTTATCACAGAGATTTTAGAAGAACGAACCGATCCAGATAATCCTGAGTATCTCTATGTCCGTTTCAAGACAGGCAACTCTGAATATGAATGGACAAGAAATTGATCCTAGCTAAAGCGCCTCTTCGCATCTCAGCGTTTGGTGGTTCATCCGACATTCCTGCTCATTATCTTCAGTGGGGTGGAGCAACGATTTCTCTAGCTATTGATAAGTTCGTATATGTTGCTGTTGGTAAGACTCCACAGAATCATATTAAACTTAATTATTCTAAACAGGAATGTGTGACTAATGTTGACGATATTCAGCATGATATTGTTAGAAATACATTAAAGTTTTTTAATATTTCTTCTAATATTGAGATTACAACCTTTGCAGATATTCCAACTATTGGTACTGGACTTGGTGGCTCGTCAGCATTTACCTCTGCACTTATTTCTGCATTGGTGCAATATTTAGGATTAAAGCCCTATAATGAATATGAACTTGCAGAAACTGCCTGCCACACTGAGATCAATCTTTGTGGTTTCAAAATCGGAAAGCAAGATGCATATGCAAGTGCATTTGGTGGTATGAACTATATTAAATATCTACAGAGTGATCGTGTGATTGTTTCTAAGATGGATCCAAATGGGATTGATTCTTGCATGGTTTTAATTCCAACGAATATTCAACGACATTCTTCTGATATTCTTGAGAAAATTGATTTTGATAAGAAGTCGCATATTATTAGAGAACTTTCTAATATGGCTGACCAACAATCTCAATATCTTCCTTCATTTGATAATTATGGCTTTCTGCTCAATAAGGCATGGGAATTAAAGAAGCAGACAGAAAATTCAATTAGTAATCCAGAAATTGACCTTTTATATGATCGTTGCATTTCTGCTGGTGCATCAGGCGCTAAACTTCTTGGATCTGGTGGCGGTGGCTATATGTTAGCCATGACAGGTAATAAATCAAAGATTAAGAATGAGTTTTCAGATAGAGTGTGTCTGGATGTTAATATTTCTAATGATGGAGCAAGAGTAGTTTATGCAGATTAATTTTTTCGATTTTTAGCTAAAAGTGGATGGGTTCCATTCTTTACTTTATCTCCACTGATGGATGTTCCATCCGCTCTTTTTTGGAATGGGTGAGTCCCTGCTTCTATCCGTCGTTTGTTCGATTGCCTTGACTGATCAGATCTAGACACATAATTGTGTTTTCCGTTTTCTACTATAACCCATCCCTTATGATTATTTCTTTTTCTATTAACTAAGTCGCTCATACTAGCTTGTAATAAATTATATTTTTTACGCAAATCATATCCAGTTCCAATAAATGTTTCATTGGTTAGAACATTTAAAAATTCAAATATGACATTATTTGGATTATCTGGTCTTTTGCTTGGTCCCTTATTTTTGCCAGTCATTCTGATAGACAGCTCAAGACTTTTTTGCTCTTTGCTCTTTTTTGGTTTTGGTGGTTTTCTGATTGAATCGTAATATGCCTTTTGTTTTGCTTCTATTTCTCTTGCTTTTTCTTCCCCAACTCTTTCTACTATAGAAATTCCTTTTTGAGAATCCCTAAAGAACTCTAAATTTTCTTTTGTATGTGTTTTTTTATAAAAAGGATTATTTTCTCCTTTCATTCTTTCTGAATGCCTAGAAGAGAATCCGAGTTTAATTTGTTCATAGGTTTTTGATGAAACTCTGAAATATCTTTCTTGATTTCCAGAACACCTTTGCATAGCCCAAAAAGCATCAGTTTGGCTTCCACTATATGTTTTCCATAAGATCCAATGAATGATGAAATGCTGTCTAGCAGTCAAATCTATTTTATTCCACTTGTTTTTTCTAAAAGATGCATATTCTGGAAACAAGTCTTTTGCCTTAGGACATATATGATGCGATTCCATATATATATATTCCATCAGGATTCTTTTTTGATTTTCTGGTTATATTTTTGTTTGCTAGTTGACACCATTCAATAAATCTTATATATCTATTAAGATAATGAGGATTATGTGGTTTACTGGCGAGAATCTTATAAATATCCATATGCTGATGCTCCTGTTTAGCGTTAGAGTCTGTGGGTATTTGCGTTACCGTGACAGACACTTTATTTATACAACGGAGTTTTTATAGAAATGACTAAACAGATTAAATCATTAAGTCAATATGCTGGGCAACTACAAGATGCCATTAATGGTATTAATGTTAATGCGGTAGAATCAGTAATTAAGATTCTGACTGATGCTTTTAATAATGGGCACACCGTTTACTTTGCTGGCAACGGAGGTTCTGCGGCAATCTCGTCACACAGTTGTACGGATCTTTGCAAGGGGGTTGCATGTGATACAAACTTCTATCCAAGAATTGTATCTTTACCAGATAACAGTTCTATGATTACTGCAATTGCTAATGATATTGGATATGAAGATGTATTTGCAAAGCAATTGGAATGGTCTGCATTGGCTGGTGAAGTTCTGGTTGTGATTAGTTCTAGTGGCAAGAGTCCTAATATTGTCAAGGCTCTAAAGGAAGCTAAGAAACTTAATATGAAGACTATTGCTATTGTAGGATTTACTGGTGGTCCATGTAAAGACTTGGCAGACGTGTGTATC